TGTTGATGATGTTATCGGCATCGCTTCCCTCTAGGAAGTTGTTCAGCTTATTGCTTAACTGTGTTACGGTATTATTCAGCGTACCCAAGTCCTGTTGTCTAGCGAATGTTTCCCCGAATACGGCAGTAATGGTTTTTCCGTCAGAACTAAGTGTCATGTCTGTTACGGCATTTCCACTTCCCGACTGGGTGATGTTTTTTATACCACTACCTTCCTTCGCCATTTTCCAAATCTCGTTTATCGTGTACGCATTAAACGTATTGTCAAGGTCTGAATCGGAGAAGGTTGTGCCGAGATTGGAAAAACCATATACGTTTTTCACAAGTCCGTTACCACCGCTACCACCGCTTCCTCCGGGAGATACGCCCAAAGCGGAAATCCATCCTCTGGTATAGAAGCCTATTTCCGTACTTCCATCTATATGCTCAAATGTGACTGCCTTGTTTACGGAATCATATATAATCTTTATATCGCCAACCTGCAACGCCTGTGTTTTTACCGTCCGGCTTATGTTGGCATCTACAGCATAAATATTCTCCCATCTCTTCGATTCAAGACCAAGTGTGGATGCGTTGTTCACGCTAGGAACTACATTTGCCGTAGACAACTGACCAGTAAATATCTTGCTTGCAGTAACCGTCTGTTCCGTATCAAGCGTTACAAATTTATTGTCAGGAATATGGGATATGTGAATTTTCTTTGTCGGATCATCCTTTCCCAACTCCTGCCACAATTTGTCCGTATTCATTCCGCCTTCCTTGGCTAGCTTCCATATCTCGTTGATGGTATATGCGTTGAATGTATTGCTAAGGTTGGAATCGTCAAACGTCTTACCTAAATCGGCAAATCCGTACACGGCCTTAATCAGTCCGCCTTCTCCACCTCCCGGTTCTCCGCTACCATTCTGTGCGCCCAACGCTGATATCCATTGGTTTGTATAGAACGCTGACTTGCATCGTAACGCTTGGTTTACTTCATCCCATTCAAACCATCCGTTGAACTTCTGAAACGATGCAATAAGGTCATTAAGTAGCTGTTCAGAGAAAATATTTGTTCCGCTTCCCGTACCACTTCCACCCAATGTTACATTTGTCGTATTCTGTGTTGAAGCAGTCTGATTCTCCTGTGCCAGCCGTTCATAGAAAGACAGTATCTTTCTTCTTGCAATGGTGCATGAATATGACGGGAACATATTATCCTTGGAATATTTAATCTCCAAAGACTGTATCTGTAACTGCATATCCACTATCTGACCGTTATCAGAGAAATCGAACACGCCTATTCCATCATCCCTTACCTTTAGCATATTTCCTTCTATGAAGTCAATGAAAAGGTTAGGATGCTCTGCGACAAATCCGCTAGATATGTCAAGTGAAACGGTTCGGTTCTCATGGTCATATCTTGACAGGTAGTCAAGAGCCGCCTTTTCAAGCGTGTTCTCAGCCATTGTCACATAAGATTCGGGCATGACGATATTCAGAATGACAAACTCCGTTCCTGCTGCAATTGAAGGAGATTTACCATCCGTATAAAGCGGAAGTTTGGCATTGTCGCTATCCGTTCTGTAGCATGATATTTTATATCGTGCCCCCTTATTAAACATGGAAACATCCTCTTCCGTTTCCCCCGTATCACCGTTCACCTCACCGTAAAGAGGAATAATACCGTTTTTGTTTATCTTAAATTCCGTTCCCGTATAAGTTCCTGTACGCATACTGAACACCGCGTCCGTTACAGAAGCATATTTATAATAGAACCTGTCCTGTGAACCGTCCTGATTGCCGAAATGTATGTTACAGGTCATTTCCTCACTAAAGCCTATCTTACAGCTTCCAGCAGGAACATCGGAATCAAACGTGAACTCAACACGTATGGTAACTGTCGTATTCTGACCTTTTTCTATATATCCTACAAGAGCGGTCTTGTCGTAAGGTATCTCAAGCATACCAGTAGCACCTTCCTCCCCAATTACAACCTCTTTCAAAGGAGAAGCCTGACCCAATACACGGTTCGTAACCATACGTAGATTAATCTTCACCTTTTTCCCTACAGCATCACTTCCTATGGGCAATACACTGAAAAGCATCTTCCCGGAGAATGTGGCAGTAACCTTTACAGGCTGGTCATAATATGCCCTTGTACTATATATATCAAAACTCTCAAAATCCCTGTACTTGTCAAACATAGCATGGGGCTTGTACTGGGGCTGCACATTGTCGTTTATCTTGTCGGATGAATCACCGTCCTCATATACTTTGTACCCTAGGTTGAATCCAGGAGAGGTCATATAAATGAAGAAACTGTCACTATCATCACTCTTTATAGGAGTAGACCCGATAATCTTGTCTATCCGTGTAGATGCGCTAGCACCCTCACCTGCCACCTTTCCCGATTGAGGATCTGGTTCTCCATCCGCCTTGTATGTATCCCATTCTGGAAGTCCTGACGGGTACAGATCACCAAGTTTTTTCCCTCTGATGGAAGGATATATCCCACTGAACGTGTTTGATATGGTTTTCCCTCTTACACCATAGTTCTTCAATCCGTATTCGCTGTCAATATAATATCTTATATTCCCGTCAGAATCATTCGGAAGAAGGATGTACGGGCAATAGCGTGATTCATCGGCAGGCTTAGCGTCCTTCTTGTATTCAGGCGGAACGTTCCTGCTTCCGCCTTGTGGTATGATTCGGGTTATGACAGGTGTGCTTGTATCTACGGAAGAGGAAACTTTTACAGCACCCCCACCGTCACCCTGCTTGAATGTCCAGTTTACGGACGGTCTTGTCTTGTCCGTAATGGTTATTATCCCACCGTTCGCTGTCGTTGAGAAGTAATAATTGAGATAAAACTTGTCATAGAAGTTCTTCAATGCTTCAAACAGGTTGGTGCCATCGGTTATGTCAATCATATCCTCTGTCAGTTCGCCTTCTGCATCCACGTTGAGCGTCCATGTGCCAATGCCTGTATATCCCACGTCCAATGAAGCATTGTAAGATTCTATATTTGCTTCTATACGTGCGGCAAGCTGTTTTGCATCACCCCAAAACTGGAACAGACCGCCATGTGTGTATCTTATCTTGTTTATCTCACCGCCTGTTCCGCTTACTATGTCAAGAAACGCTACATTCTGCAAAAGCACCTCCTTACCGTAAAACAGAAGGGAGTATTTGTATTTCCCTGCTTCATTAAGATTATCTCCCGATGGGGCTTGGTACAGGATGAATGTATTACCGTTATATACGACTGTATCGTATTCCGATTCGCTCTTTGAGTTGTATGCCTTGAACTCTATCGGAACAACGGAAACGACTTCACAAGTCAATTTTCTCACTTCCTGCAAAGACGGGCTGTATGAAAAATCAGCACTCTCCGCAATAACCCTATTTCCTCTTCTAATCTGTAAAATCATTGGTCTTTAAAGCGTTGGTTGGTCAATACTGAAATTTAACGAAAATGTATAGGCGGACACAAGTCGGTCCGGGTTCTGCAAGTCCTGAACGTCCTGATAACTCATCTTTGCGCCTGTTTCAAAACCCGTGCATCTTATCACCTGCTTTGCCGATTCACCCCATATATCATTCCATATAGAGAATGAAGATGAACCGTAAGGCGTACCGGGAGTGGCAGGTATCACATTGGTTATATATGAATAGAACGAACGGATATTCGTCTTTACCGTTTCCACATCTCCCAAAGCGGCAAATGTTATGCTTCCTTCCGTTGGCTGGTAAACAGGCGTGACAGGTTCGTACACCTTCTGACCGTTCTTGTCATACCATTTTTCGGCATAGGCTTCCTTTCTTGTCGGCAAATCCCATAATCCCTCGCTTTCAAGTATATACAGCCTGTATGTGGCATACAAATCCTTTGCCGTATCGCTTCCTTTCTTTATAAAATATTTAGATATAGCCATTCGTGTACATTGTTTATTAGTGCAAAAATAACAAAAATAGTCTTAGAAACCATCTAGTTTTAAAAATTATTTTTCTATATTTGCATCACAATCGGTGCTTTGGATGAGTGGTTTAGTCAACGGTCTGCAAAACCGACAACAGCGGTTCGATTCCGCTAAGCACCTCAAGTGATTGGATTTTTTTTGTTCATAATCAATTTCAAACGCCCTGCCAACTGTGAAGCTAGCAGGGCGTTTGTTTTTAGTCAATTATAACCTTTATCGCATTTCCGCCTGACCTTGGGGCAATGGAAACGACACTTAGGAGTGCTGTCTTTATCGCCATAGTTGCGGCAAGCTGCTGGGTGAGAACCTCCAACTGTGACTGCTGTATGGCTGTCATGTTCGTTCCTCCCGTTCCTGCCGAACCACCGTTTAACGATACCAACTGACGGAGAAGATCGCTTTGTACAACCATTTCGTATCTCATCCCGTTAAGATAGCCCAATGCCTGGTTGAATGTATTCTCGTCAACTCCTGCAATGGCATTGGACAGACCTTCCGCGTTCTCTTCCGTTTCGGTAAGCATACCACCAAGGGCGTTGTTTATCTCATTGACTACACCTCCGGCTTCCGCAAAGGCTGATTCCAATGAGCCCATTACATTTCCTAGTATTATAAGTTCATCCTTATCTATCTTGTTATCCGCAAACATACCACCTTTGCCGTCTGCTCCGAACAATGTGGTCTGTACCTGTTGCATTGCCTTTTCTATGTACTGTTGCTGTACCCAACTCTTAACAACATCTCTCATGACGTCTGCCACAGTATCCTTGTATGCCTTGGCTGCATCTTCCCCTTTCAGCCATGCTTCGACAAGAGCGTCACCTATCTGGCTAGCCCAGTCTTTCAAGTCAATGCTGTACAATTCACTTGCAAGCGTTTCTGTATAATATCTTATCTCATACTCCAATTCTTTTATTGTCTGTTTGTAATCTTCCACCTTTTCCCTGTCAGTTTTTTTCTTGTCTTCTTCGGCAGCTAGAATATCCTTTTGAATTTGCAACTGTTCTTTTAGATTGGAAACCTGTTGAGATGTCACCTCATCAAGTTTTGCCGGGTCTATAATGTGCTCAAATTCTTTTTCGAGCATATTATAGATATTGGTCAGTTTTTTAGCTTCAAACTGTAAGTTTTCTATATGCTTTTGAAGCCTTTTGTCATGCTGTCTGTTAAACGTAGCAATAACATCAAGCGGCATGGATATAGCCGAGCCTATCGCACCTGCGAAATCACCGCTTTTGAATGAATCCCATGATTTCTTCACTCCTTCATTCATAACGCCCATAGCTTCCGAGAACTGGTTCATCTCACGCATGAAACCGCTGTCAGTATCCTTACCCATAGAATCCATAAGGTTGGACACGGATGCTATTATCTGTTGCATGGCTTTTATGGCATTGTATATGTTGGTTATGATAAAGTCGATAAGATTCACCGTCTGCAAAGCGTTCTGTGCCGCAGCCATCATTCCTTTACCAGTCTTGACAGCTTCCTGTCCGCTCTTGTATCTTGATTCGGCTTCCGACTTGGCACTCAAAGCGGCATTGGCGGCTTTTTCATCACCGTTCTTCATTGCGTCCTCGTATGCCTTGGAAGCGTTTTTGATGTCAGCCATAGCCTGTTGCATATCATTCATGCCTGCTATCATCTTTGACTTTCCTGCATCATAACGCTTGTTATACAGACCGTCAATCCCATCTTTCATGTACGTCTGCAAGTCAGACTGGTTATTCTTCATCATCTTCTCTATCTGCTTGTCCACGCGTTCAAGTTCTTTCATGTATTCCTTTGCGCTGATAGCACCAGATCTAAATGCACTGTTGAGCATTTCCCTTACCTTGTCAGCTACGGTATTTGCAGCCTCCATAGACATCGCTTCAACAGCACCGAAGAAATTCTGATAGTCTGTGGTCAGCTTGAACAAGTCCATTTCTTCACTTTTCTGCAACGCGGAAGATAATGAAGTGTTGCCCATACCCTTTGCCGTTTCAATTCTTTGACGGTACTTCTCTCTAATAATATCAACTTGGGTGTAGTAGTCACCATATTTTTCAAGGTCATTAGCATACTGCTTTGCCATCTCACCAAAGTAGCCTTTCCATGCATCAATCATTCCTTGGATAACCTCTTTCTGATCTTCTCCGATATTCTTATTCCCCTTAATTGCTTCCTGTATCTGATTTATATACTGGTTCATTGAGGTGAATGAAGATGTATCGGGAACAACAGAAACGCCAAGGTCAAGATTCATTCCTGCCAATGCGGATTGCAGATTGTTATATATGCCTGCTGCAAAACTTTCAGCCATAGTAGATGTGTCACCGCTAAACTGAACGGCAAGATCTAAGGCAAGTTCGGAATCACCTGTTATTCCAAGTATGTCACTGTAAAAGTCATACTTGTTCTTGTATCTGTCAAACTCATCCGTAATCCTCTTCATCACCTTCTTGGCTGCATCAACATAAATTTCAGAGGACAATTCGGCTGTTTTCCTTGCATTTTTAACAGCATCCTGTGGAACACGTGTTTCCAATTCCTTTGCAGCCTTGTTGTAATTGTCAACAATAGCCTGTTTGTCATATACAATATCTACGCCAAGTTTTAACGCCTGTGAACCGTAGATGGCTTCAATCTGCTTTTTGGCTTCTTCCTTACCTATGTTAATGCTCAAATCCTTGAACTTGGAATAGGCGGATTCAAGCAATGACAACCTGTTTTTCCAAAGGTCAGCAAGAGGATCTCTTTTTTGTGCTTCCTTTTTCTGCTTTTCCAGTTCAAGGTTGAATCGTTTTGCTGTTCCCGTAGCCTTTGACATCGCTTCGTTGGCAGCGTTAAACTCGCTTATTATTCGCCTTAATGTTTCAAGTTCTTCGGGATCTACCAATCCTGTCAGTTCGTATTTATCACCTACTTTTTTCAGTTTACCTTCTTTGGAAAATTTGTCAATAGTTCCATGATAGTTTTCTATTGTACTCTTTGAATCTTCATATTCCTTTTTTACGGCATTGAAAAAATCCTCTACAGTCTTTACATCTGACGTTTTGATTGTTATAGTCCATGCTTTTCCTGTAATCTCGTCAAGTGATTTCTTCCATCCTGTCAATCCTGCTTGCACTTCCCTATCGTCAAGTTCAAATTGAATACGCCATCTTTCTTTTGCCAGTTCGTTCAATTTCTTTCGGGCATTTTCCCCTAATTCATTAGCTACTGCAAATTCATCAAGATGTATCTTTAATTGTTTCTGTTGCTCATCAGTAAGGTTTTTTACATCTATATTGCCAAATACATCTTTAAGTTTCTTCTCGGTATATTTTGCGAATAAATTAAAGGATGATTCAAGTTCCTTTACTTCATTCGTGATACCCATCCTCAACTTCTCATACTCCTTCAACAATTCCTCACTGTCAAAATGGGCTTTGTTCTTGAATATTTCAAATGTCTGTGCATCTCCTGACGTTTCAGCCAAAGAACGTATCTTCTCTACAATAGTAGCTGCCGAAGCCCCTTTGTTTATCAGTTCGGTAAGTTCGTTTCTCCATTCCTTAGTACCCTTACCCATGTTTATAATTTTCTTGGATGCCTGTACTATCTGACCACGAAACTCTTCTATATCCTTACTTGCCGAAGTGAGTTTTACAGACGATTCCTCGTAATCTTTAAGCATATCAGAGAATGAATCTCCAAATACACCCGTAGATGTTGCCTTATCCGCCTTGAACATTATATCCGCATTTTCGGCAGCGCGCTTATAAACCTGCTCTAGTTCCGATGCTGACTTTTGCAGATATTCCACACGTGATTTCTGATCATCTATCTTCTTGCTGTTTTGTACTATATATTGCCCTATATTGCCATATTTAGACAATACTCCAGTCAGCGTTTCCTCATACGACTGCAACTGTTTCGTGTCAAGCTGTTCAAGGTTTTCTGGGGTGAGTTTGTCGAAGTTTATCTTGTCAAGGTCTTTTTGCAAGTCACTGTATGATTCGCGGAAAGACTTTGCACTGTCCTTTATCTTCTGATTGAACTCTTCCGAACGTGCAGACATCACATGAAACGCTTCCACCACAAGTCCTGCAACGGTAAGTATCGTCATGAGCGGATTAGCCTTTATCGTAAGCCACAATGTTTTCAATGAATTTGTCAAACCGAATGTTGCCAGTTTGAATCTGTTCATCAACATTGTCGTTTTTGTCATAGACAACATTCTTGCAGCTTCCGCACCTGTCAGTTTAAGTTCGGTGACAAGAAGGTGCCGTTCAGCTTGTGTCAACATATTCGTGGCAAGGATACGTTTTGCCATCTCTGCCGACATCTTTCCCGAATTAACGGCAGCAGCTATCTCTACGGCAGACAGTTTGGATGCTGTCGCTATCTTCCATCTCTCGGCAGTAGTTAGCGTTCGGTACATTGCAGCCTGCTTAAGCAACTGGGCTTCCCGTAATTTCTCAGCCTTAATTGCATTAGTTATTGCAACAACTTCTTTACCAAGCATGGCTGTTCTAGCTAGCTGTAATCCCTTTAATGCGGCATATCCTACAGCAACACCCTCTATTGCTTTAGAGAAGTATCTCCAGTTGTTCATTGCATCGGTTATGCTTCCAACAATTCCTTTCAGAACGGAATCATTCGCCTCGCCTATATCATTCATCATAATCTTGTATGAATCGGCTAGGTTGCTTACCATACCTTTCAAAGACGCAGCTTGCATTTCCTGCATTTTGTAGAACATACCACCATCTTCCGTCATTGTGGTAAACATCTCCCGAATATACTCAAAAGGAATCTGACGTGTTGATATGGCGTTGAACACATCATCAGTAGTTTGAGCCACGCCTCTTACTTCTTCCAGTTTCTTTCTCAATGAATCCAATGCAGGAATACCGGCCTCTGTCAACTGGCGTAATTCCTGCCCCCTTAACACACCTGCGCTTCTTATCTGGCCATAGGCAAGAATGATACGTCCCATATCAACGCCAAGACCTGCGGAAACGTCCGCAAGGCTTTTCATGGTACCATACAATTCGTTGACAGGTATCTGGAATGCAGCAAGCTGTTTGGTATATCCAACCAAATCACTGAACTGGAAAGGAGATATTACAGCAAGACCCTTAATCTGACTGAATATCTGGTCAGCACGTCTTGCATCCTGTATGATGGCACGCAATGACACCTGTTGTAACTCGAACTCTCCACGAATGGCAACAAGTTCCTGAAACATATCTCTGAAAAAGTAGAATCCTGCATAAGTCTTTATCGTATTGACAAACTCACGCATCATTCTGCTCTGCTTTGTCAGTTCCTCGGAAAACTCCTTTGAACTTGCAGCATTTTTCTGATTGGTCTGCTGCATCTTTGTTCCATAGGATGTAGCTTCGTTTACAAACTTATTATGTTCCTGTATCTTCCTGTTTAGAAGAGTAAGGGTACGGTTATAGTTTGCATCAGTCGTATTAAGTGCATTACGCCTGTTCGTCAATTCAGAAATAAGATTGTTAGCCTGATTGATAGACGTAGGATTGATGCTCAACAATTCATTCGTTGATGTTTTTCTTAAAGATGATTGCAACTTCTCCAATCTGCCTTGCAATTTCTGAATAAGAGCGTCAGCCTTTGTTATCTGATTGCTGTTTAAAGGAACTTCAACCTTGAATTTATTCAATAGTTCAAGGCGTTTCTGTATGGCGGCAATTTTCTTGTTCAAGTCCTCAGCACTTCCCTCAGGCATACCAAGGGCAAGTCCAGACTGACCAGAAAGGTATTGTAGATACTTCTGATTGGTCTGCTGCATCTTCTTACTCGCCTGCTCCTGCTTTGATGCTTGTCTATCCATCTCTTTTGTCCGTGCAATCTCCATCTCGTATTGCTGGCGTAGAAGGTTAAGTTCTCTCTCATCGGAAATGGACAATTTGGGCGCACTATTAGCAGTAAGGGAATATGCGGTTTTCAATCTGTTTAATTCAGCCACAAGATCACCTATCGCTTTCTTCTGACTTTCAAGATTGGCTTTTCTTGTAGCCATTCCCTTATCCCCACCTGCATTGCCTAAGTTACGGTAAGTCTTTTCCAGCTTGTCATACTCTCTTGTCGCTTCGACAATCTTGTTTGACAACCATTCCATCTGAACAAGTATATCCATTTTCTTGTTCGATTTCCCTTTCCCTACCTTGGACGCGTTTTCATTCGCTTTGTTTATCTTATCTACAACCTCGCTAAGTTCGTCATTCATTTTGCCTATATCGGTCAACATAGGCTTGAAGGACATCTCCTGGTTAAAGGTGTCCTGTAACTTCTTCTGTATATCCTTTATCTGTTTGTCAAGACCGGAATCATCTAGACCGATCTTAAACTTTAATGCTCCTAAATCAATATCAGCCATGATATATAATTATTAATGGTATTAAGGAATAAATTGACACCATTATAAATGGTTATACTTGTTCTATTTTCAAGTTGCTAAGATAGCTAGAAAAATCAAAATAACAAAAAGATAATATATTTATAATATATTAACATGTATTTTTTTTTCTATTGTAATTACAATATTGTATATTTGCATTGTCAATAATAGGAGGATATTATGTCTAACATATTATAATTCCTTTTACTGGCAAAACATAATACTGGTAAATATACATAATTGCCCTAACTTCATGAAACTAGTAGAACGTCACATAATCCACAAATCCGATAAGCGTTATGCAGAATTGGATGATATATTATATAAGTGTAAGAACTTGTATAATACTGGATTATATCACGTTAGACAGCACTTCTTCATGGAGAAAGAAGAACATAAGTACCTTAATTACTATGAACTGGATAAGAAGCTAAGAAGTGAAAACAATTGTGATTATCGCGCACTACCTACATCCGTATCACAACAGGTACTAATGTTGGTTAACCATAACTTTAAATCATTTTTTAAGCTACTAAGGAAAAAGAAGGAGGGAAAATACACAGAAAAAATACATATTCCTAAATATTTAGATAAACAGGGTAGGTTTATAGCCATATTTACCACAACATCCTTATCAACAAAGAGAGAAAAAGGCATTATAAAACTACCAAAACAATACACCTTTACTGCTACAACCAAACAAAATAATATACAGCAGGTACGGTTTGTTCCAAAGGCTAACCATATAGTAATGGAAGTGGTATATAACAGACAAGAAAAGGAAATGATGCCAGACAACGGACGGTACATGGGAATTGATTTGGGAATAAACAACCTGTCCACATGTGCTACAAACACAGGAATTGCATTTATTATTAATGGTAAACCAGTAAAGGCAATAAACCAGTATTACAATAAGAGAATAGCATATCTACGTAGCAGGATTAAGACAGGTTTATCAAAACGAATTAAGCGAACTACAGAAAAAAGAAACAGACGAATTTCTGACTATATACACAAAGCATCTAGGATAATAATCAATCATGCAGTTTCCAACAACATCAATACTATTGTCATTGGTTACAATAAAGGATGGAAACAAGAGGTTAATATCGGGAAGGTAAATAATCAGAAATTTGTCGCAATACCTTTCAAACAACTTATAGAAATGATTAGATACAAAGCACAATTGAAAGGAATAAACGTCATAATAACGGAAGAAAGTTATACTAGCAAATGTAGCTTTATTGATAAGGAAAAAATATGCAAGCATAGAGAATACATAGGTGAACGCACTAAGAGAGGAATGTTTGTTTCTCCCCAATGGGAAATAAATGCTGATGTAAATGCTGCACTTAATATCATAAGGAAAAAGTATCCGACGAGGCGGTTTATACGCTAATCGGTAGAGGGAAATGGCAATTCCCAACGCGAATTAACTGCGCGTAAAGTTTACGATTAATTTTAGTAGAACATTGCTTTAGTATTTTTTAACATATTAAAAATAGTAAATAAAGCCAATTATACTATCTTTGCATTGACTAATTTTTATAACTATGGCTATAGAAGAAAACAAAGTAACACTCGTTGGCGTAAATTCAGCCAGCGTAACATTTAGCAATGAAGCTAATGTGGAAAAACAATACAAGGTGAATGCGAATGTAAACGTATCAAACGGAAAAAACATTGATTCATTTGATGGCGGAGAGGTGAAGTCATTGGAATCAGAGAACCAACTCGCCACATTCTATTTCAATCAGAACGGTGGTATCGCAATCAACTACAACGATCATCCCGATTTGGAAGCACAAATTGCTATCATTACCATTATCAACTCTTTCGTAACCGATGTGAAAAAATACATTAACACGAAAGGCATCTCATCAGTTTCAATCTAAAAAAGGCAAGAAAAATGACGAACCAAGAAATGTTTTTAAAGAGATTAACTCTCTTGAATATCCCCTTATCACTAGAAGGGAAGGAACTTCCATCAGAACTGAAAGCAAAAATCATGCTTATGCGTGTCGCTTACGACAAAGCTGCAAAAGCATTCGATGATGATATGCAACAGGTTCTTAAAGAAATAAAGAAGGAAGGATATGACGAGCGCGCACAGAAAATCAATCGCATGAAAGAGATTGACGGTAAGGAAGATGCGACAAAAGAGGAAAAGAAAGAAGCGGATGAAATCAGAAAGACAGAAGAAGATTTCAACAAGGAAACAGAAGAGTTGAATAAGGCATACTCCGAAGCATACCAAGAGAAAATGAAAGAGGAATGTGATATGAAGCCTAGATACTTCGCCTTTGAAGGATTCACTAAAATCATCGAACTCATTGGTACTGACGGTGCAATTAAGGTGAAATGGAACTCTCCCGAAGCATTGGAAATACCGAAGGAGGAATTTATCTCGCTTATCGCAACAAATCTTGTCGATAACCTCGAATAATATATAAGATATTAAAGTTTACTGTATATTTTATATATGCTTCATTTGGAGTCAGGTTATTAGCCTAAGCACTTTGAGTGCTACGTTGGATGAGAATGATATATAGTTACCTACGGATGTTTACCCAAGTCTGTAGCTCTAAGTTAAGTGGTTAAAAGGAGTAGCGTATTCGGTGAAACGGTGCTGCTTATGAAAACCTCATCCAACATTGGCGATGGGTATTTAACGGGAGTAATCCCGACTTATGTTGAATAAACATTAATTTAAAAGACAATGGAAGCAACAAGAAAGATGTTTCTTATAAGAAATTGAAATATATTTCATATGGGTTGATTGATGTGACGAATAAATGAATTTCAGATTTATAATATGATTTAATGTTTTTAACAATAAAACGCACATGAATAAGCCGTTTTCTATATTGCTATTTTTTTTGTTACTGTCGTGTTCTTGTTCACGCAAGCTACTTCCATCTTCAACAAATACAACCATAGTAGACCACAACACGACAGTAACGGAAAGAGTAGTATGGCAATCAAAAATAATAACTCTTCCAACAGAACACATACAACATACAACATTTGAAGATAGTTCACACTTGGAAACATCATTAGCCGTATCAGACGCTAAAATAATGTCGGATGGTAGACTTTTTCATAGTTTAAATAACAAGAAAAATTTTCTACAAGACAGTATTCCATCTTTGGAAAAAGAAACGGTAGTGACGAAAGATTCGATAACAACCGTAGAGAAAATTGTAGAAGTAAAGGTAGAAAAGGAATTGTCTAAATGGCAAAAAATACTAATCAATCTTGGATACATAGGTATCGGTTTCATATTGTTTTCAGGTTACAAAATAGCCCGAAAGTTCGTGTAACTTTCGGGCTTATTTTATTGGGGATTGATAAATTTATGGAGCGTAATCTTCAACCATATTATAGGTGGTATTTACCCCTGTGGCTCTTGCTGCAATATAATAATCATAAGAAAAATCTCTACTAACATTAAAGGAATACATAGATGATCTATATGTTCCTTTTGCCGGAACCTGTGCAGTAAGTCCTGTAAGTAATGAACCAGCACTTTCTCCAGCTTCTGGAACTGTTCTTGTCCTCATTAACACAAGAACTATACCACGTATAGTAACAGATGACCCACTATTATTTGTTATAATGAAGTTGTATGTAATTTGGTTATTAGAAGAGTTCCATGTACCGAATGCTTCTATTACGTATAGAGATCCAGCTGCATGAATAGTCATTGTTTTTGGTGTTACTGGAATAGGTATGTATATTCCTTGTTTTAATTCATCATCTACTCCTATTTTATTAGATGACAAGAAAAAAGATACTTTCCATTTACCTACATAACCACCTATATTTAATAATCTTATAGATACTGAATCAGTAAACATACTTTCAGATGTTACTAAAATGTATCTAGTATTTTGTAAAAGTCCTACTCCTGCATACATTTCAGAAAATGGAGTTCCTTGATAGCTTAAATAGGATAGCAAAATGTTATCATCAGCATTTGTTGTCTGTTCAAGTTGTATTTCTAGATTATTAGATGTGTCCAAATATACATCTGATGGAACGTCATCTCCAAAAGGAACTATAGCATTATGATTATATCCGTTGAAATCCAATATCCGATAAGGTGCTGAATCTCCACCAGTAGGAGCATTATATCCCCAGTCTACGCCATTAAAAAGGTCTTTTAGAAATCCGCTATTAAGCGTTCCTGGCGACATGTATCCCACTACACTTAGACCACATAAACCATCATTAGCTTTCCAATAATCAGAACGATAATCTAAGTATGGTTGCCTCACAGGTTTATATTTACTCCATTTATTTATTTTCCCATGCGTATTTGCGCACGCATACCCCAAATCATAACCATCACTAGTAGGACCGATACCTAGAGTAGGATATACATCACTATCCAATCCTACAGGTGCAGTGATTTTACCGTTAGAGTGACCCATAATCACCCCCTTCCTCTATAACGGTATAAGAACCTTTACAAACAACAATGCCATTACAACTGATACTACGACAATGAATATCGCCATCAATTATAACAGCATCAGAAATGTCATAATCACTAGGAAGTTCCTCACCACATAGTGTTATAACTTCGACTGCCCCTGTGCAGCTAGACTGCCCCTGTGCTCCCTCGCTTTGCTTCGGTCGCACACCAAATTTCCGTTTACAAACAAATTAATTTTCATAAATATTGTTTTTTAAATATTTCGCAACACTATCCATTACACACTCAACACACCAACCTAAAAGGTATGCAAAGTGCTCATCCTTCCCATTTTCATATCCCATAGAAATATCACAATACCCAAATACATTACAAGCATAATGAACAGATTCATGAGCAACAGTTCTCACCCCTATACCATCGTTGGATAACCAAATAAGTACACCTAAATGGTTTGTACTTTTTTCCCTTACAAAAATAGTCATGCCATTACAGCCCTTAATTTCATCTTTTGATGTATCTATCGGATCATGATTAAGTTTGGTGAATTTTCTATATATTTTTCCCCATTGCTCATCCCCCACTGCAACATACAGTTTAAGGGGATATATTTTAGGATCGTATTTTGTTATCATCGCAAAACATCTTTTAGTAATATATCGGGATGCTCTTCTTTAGGTTTAGATTCTTTGAATCTATATATAAAGCCACTTGCATCCTTGTTAGCTTCCTTATATAAATCTTCTGTAAGAGAAGCCTTGTACAACTTAACTTTCTCTTCAAAATGATAATCAAGTTTAGGCTGGTCCATTATTACTGCCTGTATATAACTCCATGAATATTTCCATAGCAAAGCCCAGTCCTTGATTACCATCAATCCTCCGAATAGCCTTAAATCTCCTCTGAATTGGGGGAAATCTTTTTGGATAGATCCTCGTGAGCCGATTTTGCATCGAGAGATAATTTCATGGCATCCTTCTTGCTTAATGTCGCTGTCGTATCTATCAAGAACGCTAAACGGATTGTATTTGTAAAAAAATCACTTACATTAGCCCCCTCCACGATGGCTTCTATCAACGGAGTTAGTTCCTTATGGTCATAGTGCCTGCTTAACCACCAAGCGTATATACGTCTTGCAAAAGGAATTATCTCAAAAAACCAATAGTTGTTCAACACTCCTGCCGCTGCAACTTTGTACGGAATAGATGCGTCATTTTTCATAATTGCAATCATTTCCTTTTTTGCTGTATCTGGATTGATAATATCACGTATCAGCAGCTTATCCACAATATAGTCATATGCACCCAGTCTAAGACCACGCACCTTGAATTTCTTATTGCCAACCATAACCTCTTTGTATTTATGAGTGGCAAACTTCTGCATCTTTATCTGATCATCTAAGTCAGGTTGTTTCCAGTTGAATTTTCCCATTTTTAAACTAACTTGAACGGTTTAATCATTAATTTTCCTTTCACATCCACCTTTGATATGTTCTTTGGAGTATTTGTATGTACGAACACCTTGGTATATTTAGACGATACAATATCAAGTTTGGCATCGTCAATCAAAGAAACGTGTACTATGCTGTTATCAAGCGCAACAAGGCTTACATGGCTGTTATCCTTGACATACATCTCTCCTATACCGAAATCGTTGAATGTGACAACACAATCACACGAACCGTTAAAAATAGACCATTTAGGATTGCTTATGAAAAGGTTGGTATCATCAACGAAGATATTAAACTTCTCCCTAACACTAGCAAACTCCTTCTTGATTATTTCATTTGACGGGTATCTGTTAAGCAGGCAGAAGTCAATATTTTGAATATATTTCTCGCATAAGTCATATTTATCTGGTTCTCCCCATTCGTTTATCCGTTTTTCGCAAGCTCCAAGACTTATAGCCTTTTGCTTTAATTTATCAGACAATTCTTTATCGTTCATTATATTTCTTTTTATCACAAAAATACAATAAAAGTTAATATCAATAAAATAGAAACAGTTAAAAAACAATAAAGCCGGACGAAAACGCCCGGCTAATAATTCATAACTCGTCTACATCAACCACCGATACCCGAATTGTCAAGTTCAAGAACCATCATGGTTTTCAAATACTGAGTGTTAACTTCCAATGCTGTCACAGTAACGGAGAATCCAAGGTATCCAGCGTTACTTGGAGCACCTGTGAAGCTGACAGCCCATGATGCCTTCGGGAAGAAGATCATACGATCACCAGTACCGTTGATAATACCGATAGGACGTACAAACCGCTTGAATGCACTTGCACCAAACGCTTTCAGTTTCTGAGAAGCTCCCTTGCCGAAAACATCCGCAGTGTCAGTCAAACTATCCAATTCCAACTCAGCCTTTGCTTCATTTCCTTGCGTAAAGAAAGCGAAAGCGGCTTTTGAAGTGGACATACCTGTAAAGGTAAATGCCATAGTTCCCGGTGTGATATTTTGGAATACGGTAGCACCCTGTTCGTTCTTTGTTTCAGAAGCGTCAGCGTCAGTACCAGAAGATTCCGTAGTACCAGACTCAATATTGGGAAGAATCTTCGGATTCTTAAAACTTGAATATTGAGTACTATCGGTGATTTCAATCGCATCAAATGTCAAAGCAGCCGACTGCCCGTTCAAGTAAGCAGGGCTAGTGTCTAAATTTACTCGTGCCATTCTATTTTCTGTATTTAAAAAGTTATTGTTAATTGTTGAAAACGCATCTACCGATGCGCCTCCACTGTTTTTTCTCACGTTTCTCATACAGCTAATCCTTTGAAATATCAACATTCAACAGGACGGACATATAATAAAACCTAACCCCGTCAAACATTGGTGGTAAAACATTAAATATCTCGAAATGAAGCTGCACAGTCTTTTGCGGGAACAGTTCTACCATTTTCTCACTCAACGCATCCATGACAGACGGATATACGTTCCCGGGCAATGCCCTTACAAACAGAGTAACCGTAGCCATCGTTTCGCCTTTCCCGAAGTGACCGTAGGGGCCGCTCTCGGTATTGCTGACAATTCTTGTATTGTTGTTTACGACAATAAAACTAGTTACCTTATCATCAACACTTGCAGGACGCTGCACCTTATATACATCGTCAGCAATCTTCTTGTCCAATACAATATTGTACAAGGTGGTATTTATTGTTGAAGGATTAAAGTAGCCCATAACTTCACTTAAAATATTTGTTTAACATATTAGCTGCAATTTTCTTAAAAACCACAGTATATTTACCCCCTTTTAAATCTGTCTTTGTCTTAATCCAAGAATCTGAAAGAACATTCAACAAATGATAGTTTTCCACATACTTGGCATAATACATGACAGCAGCGACAACCAGTTCATATTTTTCAGAACCATCGGATTTATAACTATTGAAGAAATTTTCGGCAAGTTCACGCCCCCAATACTCGACATTGTTACGTTTCCTAGGTTCATTTGCAACTTTCGTTGCATTTGCCCACACAATCTTCTTTAGGACCCCATCTTTGTAAATGCCACAGCCATAACTATCTTCAAGATTGAAAGTTTGGTTGGTAAAGCCCTCCAAGTCTTTTATATCATCCATGATATTCGTGGCGATATCTTCCATGAACTGCATGATAGAAGCATCCAAGGCAAGCTGGACATTACTACCAAACTCTTTCAATACTTTATCGTTGTTATTTGCCTGCATTTTTTGTACTTGTCTTTCTTGTTACTGGTTTACTCAGTTTATCAATCTGCTTTTTTAGCAAATCTCGATCAACTTTAGCGCATTTCAGTTCCGTTTTAATATCATTCAGTTCATTGTAAAGCTCCTGTATCTTCTGATAAGCATCGTGGAGAGATTGCTGATAACTCAAAATTTCCTCTTGCGCCTTCTTCAACTGAGCACCCTGAATAGCAAACCCCTTTTCAAGATTGTCCAAGGTAGAAGAATCAATTTCAGTTTCCATCTTTTCCTTCTTCTGCTTAAACAGTAATATTGAAGTTAGAAGGGTTATGCCATTTGTACCCAACAAAGCAAGTATTATTTCCGTCCAATTGATTGTCATGGTATTCTAGTTTTCTATTTGGTTAAAGTATATCACCGTACCAAATTCCATATTGTTAAATGGAGGTTTCTTTATCTCACGCCAACTATTGCTGTTGTCCGAAAACGGATGGTTGAAATTCTGCCAATCCAACAGACACCCGGAAGGTATGGTTACATCGTTATCTTCTAGGTAGGCGGCATATTCGGATTTGTCAACATCATTCGTTTCCGAACCTGTATCCTTTTCCTGTATATTTGCCCTTCCTTCGTATATCATCTCCCAATATGGGGTAGTCTGATATTTATCCGAACTGTTCTTGTTCTGGTAAATTCTAACCATATCAGGAAACATATCCTCACCTAAAATACTCTTTCCCATACTACCATCTTAATCTAGTTATTTCAACATCTGTTCCAACATCCAAATTCAAACCCCATTTGGCGTATAAATCCTTTGCGCGTTGCTCCAATCTTTTCTTGTCATTAATAGAAATAGTCTTGCTTGTGTCGGTAATTGACCAGTTTCCGGCTTTCTTTGTCTTTCCCTGTATCGTTGAAGGGGCAGTACAAACAATGAGCAACAAGTCAGCATAAGCCAAATCCTTCTTCATCTCAGACGTTTCACGGCTATCATCAGACAAACGGAATCCCCATTTCTGGGCAACACTGATATACGATGTGTTTTTCAACTCATAGTCAATCTGTGCTTTCAGATATTCACGCATAGACATATAGAAATATGCTTCTACCTTCATGTTACCCTTTGCTGTTATCTGAGGGGTAACTTGAATAGTGAACGGATTATCCGAAACTTTCAGTCTATCCTCCGGCTTCAATGTTTCATTGTCGGCAATAAGCCAGTATCCGAACTCTACACTTTCTTCGGGAATAGCTTGGAGCGTGAGAGTATCTCCAATGAAATACTCCCCTGCGCCCTTTGCTGTGCCTTCGCCATTTATATCAATAATGACCTTCATGGTTCAACTTTTTACAATCCCGTATTTGACTGATCGTCAACCTTCATGATGATAAGGTTGTTCGGATTCTTCATCACAGGACACGCCCACAATTCACCTGAACTCTTCTCAGCATACGGTTCAGAAGAATACTGATGCAAGAACGCGATACGTCCGCCTTCCAAAGAAGAAATACGTACAGCCGGGTTAGTATCCTGCAAATACATTGACGGTGAGTTCTTGATACGGAAGAACTGACCGCTCTGAACAAGAACAACGGTGTTCTTTTCAAAAGACGGTTTGGCTTCCTCAATCACGCCAAGTTTGTTCCATTTTGATTTTTCCTCAATAGGAATAATTACAGGAATAGAAAACACCTTCATCAGCACATCAACAATCTCCTGATTGTTCATAGGATAGATTGTAGTAGATGCTGCGGCAGGAACAAGACGAGCCTGTACTGCTGCTGTCACTTTCGGGTGCATCAGGAAGTTGTCATACAAATCCTTGGACATTTCAAAGTGGTCGTATGGTACACCGTCATCGTCGGCAATCTTACACATTCTTTGAAGGTCTTTAATAGGATCTGCATTTTCGTTCGGTGTCCAGGAAGTATCGTTAAACCATTTCTGCTTCAACGCTTTCAACTTGTGTTTTGCAGGAACACGATAGTCAATCTGAACAGGGATTGAGTTGGTACCACTAGCTGTATAGTTAAGCATACCTGTAGAAAGAGCCTGATAAGTCATGCAGTTCAACTCGGTATGGAAACCTTGAATACACGCTTCCATCTTTGTGAACCACTTCTCACGGATCTTGTCAAGCAATGCGCCTTGCGGAATGTCAAGTTCATAGAACTCCTGGATATCGGTTTCCATAAACTGAATGGCGTGACCCATCTTCGGAATACGGCCCGAATACCATTCAAATCCAGTAGTGTCCATGATAGGCTTTTCAGCCAAAGGAGCAAGCATCACAGGACGGGTAGCCTGTGTGTATTCGTCAACCATCACGTTCCATGATTTGCTCATCTGAGGAACATCCCAATCTCCGTAGCTTCTCCAGTTTTCGTTATCAAATTTCTGATTGGCATAATCCATAAGTTCCTGCATCTCCCCAGAGAAATGCCAATCATAGAAACTAAATGTCGATCTTTGCATAAAACGAAAAAATTTAATTAGTTATACAATGTGTAACGGAAAACGCAAGGATATGATTCATCATCCTTCATCGCCTTTTTGATTGCCGAAGCTACGGGCGGAATGCGTTTTTCCAAAATCTCACTTGTCACCATCCATGCACCGTTGAAAGGATAGAGAGTGGCACCGGGAATGGTGTCAACATCATAAGGCAGGATAGCATTAGGAATAACCTTGAATTTTGCGCTAGCACCAACCTGTGTAACTTCAACCAAAATATCGGTCAATTCCAATTTACCTGCATCCCCGGACAATGTAAGGATGTCATATTCGTCATGAGACGAATCAATAGCGTTAATGGTATAACCAGTTGTAGTACCTGCGGCAGTAGTAGGTGCTTTACCGACAACCATGCCAACCTTGGCAACTGTATTACCCATGATTTTTTCAACTTTTACCGTAGCACCAGAATCCGATTTCTCGTACATTCTGAATGAATAGTGAATGTCACCGCCATTCTGCTTTGAGGAATCACATTTAATCATGGTACCAGCCGGAAGTTTGTTCCCAACTGTAGGCATACGTTCTACTGAAACGTTACATCCTACCAACAGTACGTGCAAAGACGTATCATTAGAAAAGATATGTCTTGCGCCACCAATCTTACTATAACTTGTTGCAAGAACTCCTGCTTTCATAATTAAAAAAACTATTTGTTAATTTTACTGTAATATCGGCTGACAATGTTGTTTTCCTTGTTAGCCTTATCTTCTTCTCTCTTTCTATCTATGAATGACTTTACATCGCTAGAACCACCCTTGTCAGAGATGAAAGGATTAATGCCATCCTTTGTGTATTTCGTACATGTTTCATTGTACTTTCCCTGTATTTTCAGAAGAATACTTGTATCTTCCTCTTCGGGCGAAATCTGAATGTTCTCAAAAATGATGTTGCGCAACAACTCGTTAGGCATACCTGCTTCCGGGCGTTTAATCAAATCAGACAGCTTCTTGCGCTTTTCAGTTACAATCTGCTTCTGCTTTTCCTCCTGCTCTTTAGCTTCAAACTCTTTCTTGAACTTTTCAAACTCTTCAAGTTTAGCCTTGACATCATCGGGCAACTCAAACGGTTTCGGTTTGGGTGCTGGTGTCGGTGTCGGTGTAGGTTGTGATTTTTCCCATTCCTTTTTCAAGTTGGATATCTCCTGTTCCTTGATTGTATCCCACTCTTTGCGCTTATCAGACGCAAACGCTCTTACCTGACCTGCCACAGTGTTCTTTAAATGATTCACAACACTTTCATTCCAGAACTTTTCCGCATTTTCCTGCGGTGCGAACGCTGAGAACTCATTAATTGTCTGTTCGATTGTACGATCTGTAATAACGGAGCTACTTTCTCCCAACGCATTCTTGATACCTTCAAAAATGACTTTTACATTTTCATCCATATACTATTTATTTTTTATGTGATTCATGCACAAGACCTTTGCGCACAGTAAGTACCTCTTACCGATGCAAATGTAGTTAAAAAATGTGTATAAGCAAAAAAATGTTTAAAAAAATATTATATTTGCGGGATACATAGAAAACGATGGAAGAAATTGACTTAAAATACCGAGGATTAAAGACTAAGGATGTTGTCAAATCGCTGAAACGATATGGCAAAAGGGGAATCATACCATATAAAAGCCTTGATTTCGTCCAAAGATATATAGAGGACAGAAGAAGCAAGGGGTACAAGGTAAATATGCTTGCCCCACAGAAAGGTTCACAGGAGGCATTTCTAAGGAACAGGGCAGGAATAAAGATACTTCACGGGAATCGTGGGGGAGGAAAATCCGTATGCCTTGGAATGGATATACTGAGTTCATGCAACCATCCGTCATTTTCAGCACTTGTTTTCCGTAAGGATAAGACATCCGCAGAAAAAGCGGACGGTATTCTTAAAGTGGTTTCAAAGATGGTTGAACCTTATGGTGAGTATATTGATTCAAAACGCCTTTCAAGACTTGACGCAGGAGGTGAAATACGATACGATTATTTCGGTGATGCCTGCCTGTCGGGAGAAAAAGGCGTAAGCGAATTTAAGGATAGACAACAGGGTGGTAACGTTGTCAAGGTGGCGATAGACGAGTGCTCACAGGCAACAGAACCTATCATAAACTACCTTCAAACGGTATTGCGTTCATCATCAGGACTAAGAACAAGTCTTATAGGCGCGTGCAATCCAAACCCGTACAGCGATTTCTGGAGAGCACTGGTATCATGGTGGGTGGACGATGACGGAATAGCAATTCCAGAAAGATCGGGAAAGGTAAGATATTTCTTTCAATATGGAGATACTATACATGAAACAGCATGGGGTGACAGCCCACAAGAAGTATTTGCTCAGGCAAAAGATTATATCATCGCAAGATTCGGTAAAAATACCAAAATTGACGAAACAAACTGTAAAAGATACATCAAGAGCATAACCTTTATAGCTTCCGGGCTGGAAGATAACAAGATACTTATGGCTTCCAATCCCGACTATCAGAAAAACCTTGGAGGAACAGCACAGGAAGTATCCATAAACGCATTAGGTTCATGGAAGCTGATAAAAGGGGGAAACGAGTGGATAACCCGTGACGAAATGGAGGAAATGTTCTCATCGCAGCCCGTGTTTGACGATTACTTTGAATGTGCTACACTTGATATAGCATACGGTCTTGGTGACGTTTGTGTAATGGGGCACTTCATAGGACACCACTTACAAGACCTAGAATGGTCAAACACATTAAAGCCTAGGGATTTGAACCGATGGGTAAGAAACAATCTACGAAAATGGGGAATCGGTGAAAACAGACTGGCATTTGACGGTCTTGGAGCACCGACATTCCGTGACGCATTTCCCGAAAGCCTGGCAATACTTAGAGGTGTTCCGAAAAGACTAGACAAAAGCAAGGATGATCAACCTGTAAGATTCTATTTCGATCTAAGGGCACAGCTTGCCGATGAAATGGTAACACGTATAAAAGGAACAAACCTAGGATATTGCGGATTCAGTATAAACCCGGAACTTCTTGACAAACCGTATGTAAACAAAACAATACGGGAAGCACTGATGGACCAGAGAAGAGCAATAAGACGTGATGTGGAAAGGGAAAACGGGAAACTAAGGCTGCTGAAAAAACAGGAAGCAAAAAAGATTGTAGGATGCTCACCCGACTTGATAGAAGGAACATTTTTATACAGAACATATTTTGATATATGCGATGTAATGATTGACATACCTAACGATATAATGGATGAATTAAAATATTTATAATTACCTATGGAAATTTTAAAATTAGACGTTTTATTACGAAAAGAACCGTTCAAAGTGGCACTTCCGTCAAGATGTGACGATGGGAGAGGTGGAGGAACAAAGAAAAAGCCAAGACGCTCCGCTTTGATATACAAATATATGTCACAGGATGACTTTCTAGCACAATGGGATACATCAGGACATTATATACATAACAGACCCGACTGGAAAGACAGTATCCCGTCAGACGATGATGCCACATCATCGGATGATGAAAGCGCGAATGTAGGTGCTCAGAAAAGGAAAAAGAAATCGACATCAACTCCCTACGTACTGCAAAGACGAGCATTTCCTCTTCAAAGGATGATACACAAGAAAAGGGTATCACACCTGTGTACCAATCCTCTTAAATTTCAGATAAAGAAAAGCGCGTCAAACCAGCAGAACAGGGATAAGCTGACAACATACAAGGAATACTGGACTGATTCTCTCATGGAAACAGCCAAGTTTGAACTTATAAGCGAAGCCGGAAAGGTAGGAGATGCTGCCATATATATATATAAGGATAAGGACGAGATAAAATACAGGTCTTTCAGCTACTCAAAAGGAGATATACTGTATGAACATAAAAACAGAAGAGGGGAAAGAATAGCTTTCGCAAGGGAATATACAACCACATATATCTCGGCTGATGGAGAAGAGCATACAGACACACTTGTCGATGTATGGACTAAAGATGAGTTTTACACGCTTGATTCCAACGGAGATATAGCAACGGATATTGACGAAAACGGAAATATCATACAACTGCATCAATTCCATAACCTGGGATTTATACCTGTAGTATATCTACGGCTTGAACTTCCATTTTGGGGGGCAGTACAGGACTTGATAGACGATTTCGAGTTCTTAATGTCAATGATAGGAGAATACAACACACGACAGGCATTCCAAATGCTACTTATCAAGACTAACGGAAGAATAAACATTCAAAGAAACGGATTGGGAGGAACTTCCATTTTACGTGTAGGAGCAGAAGATGATGCACAGTTCATGGGTAAGATGGACGCTTCAAACTCACTGTTCACCGAAATAGATAACATATACAACGGGATACTTGACGGAAGCGGTGTTGTTCCGCCAATGCAATCATCATCAGGTGACAGACCTACTGGAACAACGGCAATGTATTACGAGCCGGAAATGGAATGGGCGAGAAGTGATGCACAAATGATGAATACAGCCATAAATGACATGGCCAATATATTCAAATACTACGTGGGAGTAATGGAAGGTGACGCAACAGGTTATAACGCTCTAAGAATAAACGCTACCATAGAGCCATACTCATACATAGACTTCTCTGAATGGAACAACACACTCGTTCAACTTGTAAACTCCCGAATAATATCATTACAGACAGCAAGAGAAGAAAGTGACTTCTCAGCAAATAACGAAGATGATAGAATGGACGAACAAGACAGAAGATTAAACGATATGGAAGCTAGGGTGATAGAGGAAAATAATGAAAACAATGAAAACAACGAAAACAACGATAACAGCTAAACTATGGGAAAATTTACAAACTTACTAAGAAAAATAAGAAGGGCATTAGACTATATATGCCTTAACAATTTGAGAGTTGACGGAATGGAACACCTCATTGCAGGGATACTTGTAGTGAGCGTGGCGCAATGGTTTTTCTCCGTATGGACAGCAATAGCACTAACCTTGTTCATTCTTGTAGGAAAAGAAATCGTCTACGATAAGTGGCTTAGACAAGGAGTGCCCGAATGGAGAGATGTATTCTGGGGAGCAGTAGGTATGGTACTTGGATTGATTTAAAAAAAATAACACCGAAAAGTTTTGATATATCACAAATTATGCTTTTCTTTGTGGTGAACGTCATAACATAATATTTGGCAAAATAAATCGAACAGATTTTGTACAAGATATTAAGAACCCCTCTAAGGTGGCAGAAAGGAAACAATCTGCGACTTCTATGCCCTGCGTATGTTGTGACGTTCACACCTACGGAGGGTTTCTTTTTATCACAATTCGTTAAAATATGAACGTCACAACGAATGAACTTATTCCTATTAGTGATAATAACGGTAAGAGAGCCGTTAATGCACGTGATTTGCATTCTTTTCTTGAAAGTAAAAGGGATTAAAGATCGTATTAAATCTTATGATTTTATTGAAGGTATTGATTTTCAATCATTCACCGAAATTGTGGAGCGAGAAATAGGAGCTACTAAACGAATCGAATATGCTCTATCAATCAGTATGGCAAAAGAGCTATCCATGATTGAGAACAACGAACGGGGAAGGCAAGCTAGAAAATATTTTATCGCATGTGAGGAAAACAAGCATGAACTTTCCCGAAAGGAGCTTGCATTAATGGTTATACAAGCCGAAGAGGAAAAAGAACGATTGGCTTTGGAAAATAAAAAGCAGCAGAAACAAATAGAAAAACTACAGCCGAAAGCAGACTTCGCCGACAAAGCCTTTGCAATGGAAGGCAAGTGCGATATAGGACAGGCGGCAAAGATACTTGGCTTGCCTTTTGGGAGAAACTCTTTGTTCAAGAAACTTCGTGAAGCAGGAGTATTCTTTGCTAACAGGAACGAGCCAAAACAGAAGTATATTGATGCTGGGTATTTCGAGATGAAAGAAAAGCCTATTCCAAGAGAGAATCACCCAGGTTTTGTTGTGATGGTTGTTCTATGCACACAAAAAGGTCTTGCATATATCAATCACCTATTTGGCGGGAAACCGTCTGATGGAAAATTAGCGAGAATAGTATAGCACTATACATCTGTTATTACTAAAAAACAAGGAGCGACAAAAACATCGCTCCCATAACTCCTTCAACACATGGTTGATGAGATAACACACTACTTTATCGTAACCCAAACCTGTTCGCCACGCTTTATCGCATCGTCAATCAACTTGTTCAACTTGTCAGATGTATAACGTGATTCGGTAAGTCTGCCTTTTGATGTATTGTTACCAACAAGGATACACCCGGCAGAATCCTTTGCTGTATTCCCAGCGTGAAAAAGAATACCCTCAAAATGAGGAACATTCAACAGTCTTGGCATATTACGTCCGAATTTTGGGGACCAGTTGTATATAACCTGGTATCTTCCATAAGGAATAGCAGATTCAGCATAAACCTTCTTCTCGTTTCCATCAAACACTCCGTTCTTATTCACGTCAACAACACGATCTTCAAGCGTATTACTGAAAAACTCACCATCAATATACAAACGCCCTATAGTATAATCAGGCTTACACCATTTTCTTTCTACTAATAGTTCCATGATATTTTATTTAGTTATACATTGCAAATATACAAAAAAGTATTATATTTGCAATGTAATAATTAGGCTAGTTGATATTTAAAGATTATATTTAATGAGGTTGTCTAGATTTTGACAACCTCAACAATTTCCAAAATGTCTAAATTAATACAACTAGCAGTAACATATTGCATTTTTTTAGATTTATTCATTTAGGCAAGAGAAAGGCTCAATCTGTTCTCTTGCTTTTTTTATGTGCAAACGTAAAGTCATTGAATTAAATCTTTCTTATAAAACAATCTAGTTGTTTCTTTTGAAATTTCCACATGACACTTATCTGCCTCTCCATAGCCAATTCTAGCTTCTTTCCAAGGTTTTTCGTTGCAAATTGACGCTTCCAATTCAAACATTGTCCAAGTATATAATTCCTCCAAAATACTAATAACAAAATCCTGTTGGTCTTGCGTCAACTTTTCAAATTCCTTATCTACATCTTTTCCGGTAGAATTTGAATAGGTCAATTCTTCATACAGCATATATTTATCATTAAGACTACCGTAAACCTTACGACTAATAGGGCCATGTACCCATGCCTCAAAAGAATCCTCAATTAATTCTTTATCAAAATATGCCAAATGATAAGCATCGCAGTAAAATAATAATTTCTGCAATTTCAAGTGTGACATTGGCCCATAATGTTTTAAAATATAATCTGATAAAATTATAGAATCTATAGTTCCCATATTTTTAGGTATTACAAAACAATTAACATTATTTATCTATTTAAACATTGCAAATATATCATATTTTCTGTTACTTTGCACTATGTAAATGAACCATTACGATGTTTTTACTTTGGCAGCAGGCAGATGTGAATCTTTACTGTTGCCTTTTTTATTTAAAATACATACCTTTGCACTATGGACAACGAAAGAGAAATATTATCCAAACTTGACGCTATCATACAGAACCAAAAGGTTTTGTATGAGAATCAAATTGTCATATTTCAAACTCTAGCATCAATCGGGCAAAAAGTTTACAGCCAAAGTGATTTCAAGAGTTTGATGATAAATATGGTAGCAAACGGAATAACAGAAAGAGTAGAAGCCAATGATCAACAAAGAAGAAATATCTAAGATTGCAGACTATTACTTCCAAGTAAAAAGACTTGCAAACGGTATAAAATCGTCAACTAGAGAGCGTGCAGAGAAGTTCTCTAAAGACCTTCTAGCCATATTCCTTTTGGCAGGGGCTAAATCGTTCAAGTCAATATCAAAACTATCGGATATCCAAAAAGAAAAAGTGCTGGAACTGACCAAAAAGTTCCGTGAGGATATATATAACGATATATACCAATATATACTAGAAAGCAATAAACTGTCACTAGAACTAAACGATGATCTTGGATGGGAGTATATTTCAATGACGGATAACGGAATTAAGGAATATATGGAAAGGACATACGGTGGAGAAACGACAAAGCAGAGAATAAACACAAATACAAACAGATTCCGCGCTGTTGTTGAAGTATATCTTGCCAATACATTACTGTCAATAAAAACGAACAATATAGAGAAAATAACGGATGAGGTTCAAAAGAAGATATGGAACAACATATCATCACCATATAACGTATCATTTATTCCGCCAAGCAAACAGAAACACTACGGTAGAGGATATGCTACAAACGGTATAAGCCAGTTGTATGTTATAGAACAACAGATGATTCTAGGTATTTTCAATGAAGCAAATTACAACTCATGGAAAAACATTCCAAATTTCAAGGGATGGAGGACAGCAGTAACGTCTAAAAACCCATGCCAGTTCTGCATTGATGAGCAATACAGAATACACACAGACAGACCTAAGCTGCCGTTCCATGCCCATTGTTTGTGTATATTATACCCGGTATTTAAGAATTAAGCGAGAATTCCCGCTTTTGTTTATACATTCTTTTGGCTTAAAAGCCCTACCCACGGAGCGTGGGAAAGTTAAGCTTGTGGACTGTCCTAAAAAGCAATGGCAGGAAGAAGCAGGAAGAAACTAACGCCTTTAGGCGTGAGTAGTTCACGAAGTTCTTTTTTTCTCAATCTTGTTTGAAATAGACCTTGTTTATCTTTTCCACAAACTTTCTATTTCTCCATTCTCTGTACATTTTGAATAAATTCTTCATGTATATAATGTTTAATTGGTTATAAATGCCTAATAAATAAGGGGTGGTTATAGCATAAATGAAAAGGACTATACCACCCCTACCCCTTTTAAATTATGAAAAGATTTAAAATACAAACAACAGTCATAAAATGTTGTTTTAAGGATCTTCGACGGTGACAAAATCACCACAAATATAATAATTATTGCGAATTAAGCCAAATTTGTTCCTTAATACCTTAATTGTTTCCTAGTTTCAAATCAAGTATTTCAAATACATCCCTTTCTATATTTGCCACAACGCTCTCATCAAATTTGTCCTCGTCAATGCTTTTTATGTAGTCAACCAAAGAATGAATCTTCCTGTTAACATGAATCATAGTAGAACGAACATCATCAATCATCACACTGTTTGAAGCCTTATCCATCTCCTTGTCTGCAAAAGTTCTTTCATGTATAGTTCCATCTTCCTCAATTTTGTATGAAGGAATTTTGAAGAACTCACAGATATCAAAACGACTAAAAAGACTAACTGCACTCATCATGCTTGTAATATCATCATCAGAGCAATCCAATACGATATCCCTATAATCTTCACACACCAAACAACTCTTAAAAGAAAAATATGGGATATCATCTTCCGAATCAAAAGGCCATGTTTCTTTATACTCGTTTGTTTTCATCTCAACAAACTTAGAATGATCATAGCCAACAGACTTATATTCATTGATAACATTAATCCACCCCATAAGTTTAGACATTGTATCATTCAAATACTTTCCATACAAAACAACATCATAATACAATTCAGGTAAAGCATTATCACGGGAAGAGAAAGTTACAGGCTTAGAAATAGATTCCAAAACGGATAACTTACCCAACACAAAATTGAATATGTCAGCTAAAGGAAATTTACTCTTTATTCGTTTCATTATCAACTACAAATAAAATCGGATGGAGGAAAACCCGAAATATGGCAAAAAAGATAAACCTCCATCCGCAAACAAAAACAAGAATTTAATCAATATAAGCAAAAACCACACATTTCGGATAGCATTGCAATACTAAAAGGGCAAATTATCCCGTCTTTCAGGCTGGACAGGTGCAGGTGATGGTGCTTGTGCTGGTTGCGGCATATCTATCTTAAAGCACCCAACTTCATTGTAATATTTACCCTGGTATTCTCTTGCTCTGATTTCAAGATGGGCAGTAATAGTATCACCCTCTTTCAATTGAAGATCACACAGGTTTCCCATTACATAAAAATACACTTCTTTGGTATACGTAACACCAATTTCCTCAACGAGAAAATTTCTCTTTTGCCAAGGGTTACCTGCCTTACTTGTACCAGCCTGTAACTGACCTATTTTCTTTACTTTACAATTTAATACTAAATCCATTTTTTTTATTTTTTATATTTTTCCTCCTTAATCTTATCCAATTCTCTCATTGCGGACAGCCTTCTTTTGTGAGCGTCCACCCTTATCCAGAAAACTTTCCAGCTAACTTCCTTACCGTTAGTGGTGTTCTCTTTAAGTATCTTGCCACATTTAAAAATCTCGTTGACAAGATAATCATACCGTTCTTTATCATAGCAATATCTCATGCGACAAAAGTAATATTAAAAAATAAACTAACACAGAAAACAATACTAAAAATAGTTAACTAAATGGTTAATTCTTCCTCTTCCTCTTTCGACAATGCCTCTACATCACCATCTTCACCTTTAGGGAAATACAGTTCGTCAAGATAATTGCTTGCTTCACTCTTGTCAGTGAAACTCTTTATAACACTCCCCCGTTTGCTAACGACACGGTAACTAATATTATCCTCTGCTACAACTTTGTAACAATTTAAATCATCCACATCTACGACATCGGGAGCATTATCATCAATACGCATCATGCTTAATATATGAGAATACTCGTTCACCTTCACCGTACAGGAAAAAACATTAGGAACTGGTTCTACTATCAATCTGGCATTTATCAATGAATCAAAAACAGAACGCCTAGGCTTGTATTTCAGTTGCCTCCTTATAAACTTCAACGTTATCATATTATCTCCCCTCTGTGCGGATAATACACACAAACGTAATACCCGTAACGCATCAATACTACATAGAGGCGAAAGGTACTTGTACAACTGGACAGGAGTAAATTTATGGAAATAATCAAATACTCCCTCTTCCTCTATTTCCTTTATACGCCTTTCCCTTTCCTTGTTCCTTACCGTCAAATTAGTGGTTTTCCTTACCGACATAGACTACCCTTTCCATGTATCGTTTTCCTTTATCCATTTACGTTCATCATCACTAAGATCACCTGTTGATTCACGATGATATACACACTTGTTGCATAACCCTGCCTTGGCACGTACACACTTGTCGCAATCGTATGGGAAAAACGCTATGGTTGTCTTTTCATAAAAATCCTCACCAGCATCATCGTCAGAAAGCCATCCTTTGAACTTTGCAAGCATATCAAGCGCACCTTTCACATCCTTAAAATCAGCAGTATCTATATCAGAACGCTTTAGGAAACTTTCTATAAGGCTTATCGCATCTTCAAATTCAAGGTTATCCTTGTTTATCAAAGTCTTTGTCTTTTCCTTATTCTCACCTTCCAATACACGCCTCATGGATGGTGTCACATAATCGGAAGCAAGCATGGAAGATTTGGCATAATTGACAATCTGGGTTATCCTTGGAGAATTAACCCATTGCTTGGCTTTCATAAGCAAAGAACGCTCTGACATACCCTCGTCAACAACGTGTGTAGCCCTGTAAAACAAGACAGGATTGGTATCTATGACATAAGCGGACGCAGCCCATAACTCCATCTCATTCGCATCATCAATATGCTTTGCTATATCAATCTTCTTCTGTTTTTCATCGTCAATAAGAAGATTGTTACTAAGGGGAAGTTTACCCCATCCTTTATTCAAACCCATTATCTTTCCTCCTTTATCCTAGACTTTATCTCCCTTACCCTCTCGTCAAGTTCAGAAGAATATTTAAAAAGATTGTATATGCTACTCCTGTCAATACATAGGAAATCAGAAATATCAGACATACTTAAACCCATGTCACGCATGACACAGCACACAAGCGCACGGTTCATAACAATATCATGTTTTCTGCTTTTCCTGTTAACATCAGTATCGGAGAGTCCGCTTGCCGCTAGAACTCTCCTAAAAACCAAAGCGTTATCAGCCTTTTTCCCCATTTTTCACATTCTCCTTGTCCACTATCAATTGCATTATATCAGCGTAACCAGCCAAATCAACCATATTGTCACGCTTTTTATGGAATCCCTGTCTGCATAGCTTTACAGCTATCTGTACAGCAACACAGTCATAAGGAGATAATTCCTTTCCAGTAATCAAAGAAGCCATCTTGGAAATATTTTCAAAATTGACTACTGCATCACCATAGTCAGACTGCCTGCTGTTGCTACGGATATCCTTTGCCTCATCAAGGATACTTCTCTCTTTAACATGATCAACATAAGCAATACAATCTGAGAAAAGAATATACTCTTTACCCTGGTCATCCGCACAAAGAAACTTTTCACCATTCTCAAAACAGTATTTAACAGTGACAAATTTACCGAACACATTTGACTTGCTTACAGAATCTTCACCGTGAAGTGAAATGTATTTATCACGGTTTATAATTTTAGCCTTGCTGTTCAACGTAACTCCCATCATAACAAATCACCTACCTTTATGTTATCCGCATCCTTCTTGTCAGAAAAAAAGATACGGTCATACTTAGTTTCACCAAACTCAACAAACATGGCTAAGATAAAATACTTGTTCAGTACACTATCATAACCCTTGTCGTAAATCTTATTTATCTTTTTTGTTTTCATCGTTTTTCACATTTAATGTCCATACTGTCACCTCCCATCATCATCTTCAATATACAGGTATTGAACATCAGTTCAACAATCTCGTATCTTACGTACTCATGTCCATCAACATGGCATGTAATGGTTTTACCAGAAATATCATAAGTACCGTAACCATTCCCAAAATAGCCCCTTCCTACATAAGTACCATCCTGATTAAACTTAGCGTAAGTAGGTCTTATCATTGGATACCATCTACCATCCACTTTCACCTGAACAAGTTCCCATGTGCCGATAATAGCATCCTTGTATTCATCATCCTTATCATTGGAACAACTACACAACCCCAATAATACTATTGAAGAAATAGCAAAAAATAATAAAAATCTCTTTCTCATTTGCCTAAATTATTTGTGGAACCAAAACCTCCATCACCCCTATCCGTTGAATCAAGGCTTTCAACCTCAACAAATTCAACCTCAATATAATTACTGAAAAGAAGCTGAGCAATTCGCTCCTTGGCAGCAATATAGAAAGGCTCTTTCTCAAAACTCTTCACTATAACACCGATACAACCAGTATAATCACAATCAATAACACCATCCAACACATCTGCGTCATGATACTTCCCGTCAACGCCAATAATACCTTTCAGAGAAAATCCACTTCGAGGCTTGATAATAGCCTTCATATTTGATGGCATCTGAATGGCTATACCAAGTTTAATCAGATTACGACCTTTTCTTATCAACGTGTTGTCAGGAACATACAAATCATACCCGGCAGCACCATCAGTTTTTTTTTCGGGAAGAACTGCATCCCGTCTTAATTTTACGAATTTTACTTGATTCATTTTTTTATTTTTCTCTTTAAATCATACATAGCGCATTCCCTGCTTCTATAAATCTTGCTTGCAGGATAAATCACATCATTTACAATAACAAAGCCGACAACAGGATCTGTAATTGGAACAACTTCACCATCAACAATGGTGAAATGATTTTCGGACAAAAGCCTTCTCATGGCAGCAATCTGTTCGAGAGTAGCCTTTGATATATCATAGTTGTTAGAAAAGTTAAACTCTGAATTACAGATAAGAACATTCTTGTCATTATACAAGAAATTAGCTTTCAAACCACCATTGTTGATAAACACATAATCCTTTACATGTCCTGTCCTGCTCTTAGCAAACAGGAAATCTCCTTTCTTGAAATCGTCAATCTTTACCAACTCGTAAGTACAATCATCAATCTTCTTCAATATATACCCACTAGGCAGTTTTATTACATTTGAATTAGTATTACCCATTGCGTTCCTCCGTGTTTAATCTGAATGCAGCTTCCCTAGCCTCATCCTTAGTCCTATACAACTCTATTTTTTCAAACATACGACCATCATCACAGTCATACGTACATAAGGTGACAGCCCACATATTACCACGTGGAGAATAGAAATACCTGCCGTAATCCTTTCCCATCACCTTACCGTCAATTCTTATTTCCCCTTTATTAGCCATAACACGACTTATTTCCTCACCCCAAACTTTTTCCTAAACTCATCAATAGAGCACGCTATGCGCTGACCAAGATGGTCTACATACAAAACAGCATCTTTAATCATTCGGTCATTCTCACTAAGCATGTGGATAATGCTGTCAACAACACACTCTTTGCCGCTACCTAATTCAACATACTTATTACCCATGACAATGCAGTCTTTTTCCTTCAAAGGAACAATACGTTCAATCTTGCCTTCGCGATATTTTTTTCAGTTTTTCAAAGAACTCACGGTGCATTACACGCTCGTTCTCATCCATCACATGATAAAATTCACAGCAAATACCGTGAACATTATCCACTGTATTAATCTCATCAAGGTTGTCAATCACATTCTACAATGCGTCAAAGAAATTCACATCATGCTCATCCAACACTTCTTCCATCATTCTATCAATGGAAGCAATAGCCGCATTCTTGAAATCAATATCGTCACAACGAAATCCCAAAGAGATATAATTACGCAAGGAAAGAAGGTTTTCCTTAAAATCAATTCCTAATTCAATATCCATTCTCTAAATTGTTTAATGTTAATACTCTTCAAATTATTAATAACAGCATCTCCGATATCATCGTTATGCTTCAATCCAAAAGACAGGCTAGGGAACTCCCACCATCTCGCCACACGTCCTTTGTCACCCCACAAAGATATAGCTTTATTATCAAAGTCGGGGAATAAAATAACATTTTTTGGCAATTTATTTCCAATCTGGTTCATTCCGCCACAAGCTGTCCATATAAAACCGTTACCGAAAGCCATAGATGCGATAAGGGCGGTTTTCTCTGATTCAACCATACAAGTTATCGCATCGCTACAATACTCCCCTAAAAACGGCTTAAAATAGCCGCGATAGGTAAACCCCTCGCCCGTAGTAAACTTCCTGAAAGCATGGGTTTCCTTCTTCCTGTGACCGTTCACCCCATATCTTATCCTGTTGTCATGGCACACGTTACCATCCTTGTCAGAATACCAGAACACAGCGGATTCCCTTCCAAGACAGCCTACCTTATACCTTGAAAACACATCATTCACGGAATCAACACCGAAAACACCTGAAAGGTACTCGTACAGGTTATTACCCTTCCAATGCCCGGCATCGCTAAGCCTGTCAACATACTTCACATCAACAAACCTTGATTCCTGTCTTCCCGAATCATACTCCCTCTCGTAGAAATCCTTCAAACTCATCCTGCAACCGTCAGGACTTGACAGAATCCTAAAAGCATCAGAAGCACTGCTGCAACCGGGAAGATAAGACACGAGAAAGTCAAACAGGTTGACAGAATTACCTCCCTGCTCGGTAACGGTAATACTGCCCGACTTGTTCATATAGAAAACCAGCTTATCCTTCCTGCTATGGCTCTCCAGATTTATCCTAGCAGGTAAAGTCCACCGTTTTCCCCTACGCCTGAGAGGAAGACCAAGCACAGTGTCAAGATTGGAAAAAATATAATCATAATCAATACTAGCCATGTCACTACTTAAAATTACGCCATCCCTGTTTCAAATCCCTGAAGAAATCGCTCAACGTATAACGATAACCATCAGGGTATCCCAGAAAATCAGAAAGGCATGAAATATATCCATTAGGCTTACGACCGCTCGTCCATCGGTACACCATTTCGGCAGGAACCATAAACACAAGAAGAACAAATACAATGTCAACGTATATGAGAAACATGACAAAACGAACAAAACACCTCATAATCATTCCTCCACATCCCCTAAAAGAAGTTTCTTCGCATAACGCAACGCAAACTCCCAATTGTAATAAAACGTACCTAACAAATCAAAGAACAGGCTATACACAGCATCCTTGTCACCATCGGGAACGGAATACATGATATCATCCATCATACGGATATCATCACTGAACCTGGCATTCTTTGTCGTATAACGCCACAAACCGCCAACGGCAAGTATCTTGGCGTGTTCATAAACATGACCGTCAATGGAATATACATCACAAACGTAATCATTAAACCAATCCTCATCGTCAAGCACACCACTAACAGGGCTTGCCGACAAAATCATATTAACAAACACACCAAAATGACAATACTGCTCTATCTTACCCGAATCATTGTCAAACTCAACCTTGAAAGCATCCTTGCCGCCCTCATTAATACTGCAAACCATGTCACTTACGTAAAGCGTCTTTAACCACTGGCTGAAATTATACCTTTTCAAACCAACCCTGTTACGGGCTTCATTTATCGCACACTGGGCATCAGACACACATACATACCAATCAGAAGTAACACGAATACTTCTATCAAATAAAACAATCTCTTTATTATCCATGCACAATAAAATTTTTCAGCAAAAATACATATTAAAGTAATATGGCAAAAAAAATAACGGTTAAACAATATTAAACAGACAACCTATTATCTTTCCATTTTTTAGCGGTATTAAGGAACAAATAGACACCATTACAAATCGTTATACTTGTTCCATATTTCAAGTTGCTAAGATAACAAAAAAGGGAGTGTGGTTATGCTCCCTTTTTTTTAAAACCATTTTTCGCTTAATTCTTGATGAAGTGTGTATTATTTCTACTAGATATTCTGTGTCTTTTTCCTAATAATCAGAAAATTGATTCAATAAAAATATGGATTGTAATGATATAAAACTAAACTTAATCTAAATAATACTAAGTCCTATTTTTCACCTCTATCTTTTTTAGTTAAAAAGAATTTATGCGTTTTATCTAAAAAAACAATATAAAAAGTATCCTTTACAATATGCCCTACAATAACAGATAAACCATTAATATGTATTCTAGCCCACTGTGCATCTTCTGGAACATTTTTCGGATATTTAAAAAGAGTTTTATCATTTGATGGAAAAGATTTGTAAGTTGTGAATTTATCTCCATCAAGTTGTTCCCATAAAGGAGAACAGCAATAACCTTGTAAAGTTTCTAAAGCAAAACTAAGTAAACCACTATTTTGCCAGTCTTTAAAAGATGAACCAAATTTTTGAGTTGTATCAAGATATTGAAATGAAATTTTAAAGTTTGAAGTCCGGGCTTCATCATTCACACTTGGCTTCTTCTTGTATGGTTCGGCTAATTTGGATTTCTTTTTATACCCCTGCATTTTGTTCACTCTTATAGAATGCTTGTACCGTTTTCTTTGAAATTATTTCATGACATTTATCTGCCTCTGCATAGCCAATACGTGCTTCAAGCCACGGACGTTCATTGTGCGTAGCTCTTTCCAGTTCCAATCCCGTCCAAGTAGATAGGTCTGTCAAAATAGAAACAATTAAAGTTTGTTGGTCTTGTGTTAGCTTTCCAAATTCCTTATCTACATCTTTTCCGGTAGAATTTGAATAGCTCAATTCCGCATACAGCATAGATTTGTCTTTAAGACTATCGTAAACTTTACGACTAACGGGGCCATGCACCCATGCCTCAAATTTATCAGTAATAAGTTCTTTATCAAAATATGCCAAATGATAAGCATCGCAGTAAAATAATAATTTCTGCAATTTCAAGTGTGACATTGGCCCATAATGTTTTAAAATATAATCTGATAAAATTATAGAATCTATAGTTGATATATTTTTACATTCTTCCATATACAACCTCCTCTTGTTTTTTTCTTATACTGCAAAATAACAAAATCCCTTCGACTATTATTAAATTCATTAACATTGTTTATCCATTTTGTTACAGCAAATATAAAAATATAAATTTACATATCAATGATTAGTAGTTAATATTACATAAATATAACTTAGATTGAGTATGCTTGGAATTTATTATTTATACTTTTGTTGCAGAATTATAAATCTATTAAATTATGAAGTGGTTATTGTTAATTCCTGCTATTCTAGTAAGTAGTTGTTCATCTCCTTCAAACAATAAAATAGAAAACAAACAAGAAGAGAAAACAATAGTAGAAAATCTAGAATCAAAAGCTAAACGACAAATGATGGCAACAATTAAAGAGCTTGCCAATAATCCTAGTTCTGTCAGTATATCAAAATTTGAAAAAGAGTTTGAATTTGATTCTTTGTATGTAGCCAAATTCACAATGAGAGCGCAAAATGAGTTTGGTGGATACTCTATTACTGACTACGAGTATATATATATGATAAAAGAAGATGGAATACATGATGCTCTAGTTGATTTGAAGGTTAACCCTAAAATAATAATGCTGGCAGCGAGAGCCTTTAATGTAGCTTCAAAAAAAGATAAAAATGCGGATTTTACATCTTCTATAAAAGTAGCTGCTAATTCTTTAGTTTCATTTGTTGGTAGGAAAGTTCCAGATCATCCTGTTGAAGAAATTAAATTAATAAATGAATGGGGAAAATAATTAAACAATGGAATTAATTGTAATATTAATAATTTTTGTAACTGCATTTGTAATAGCAGTTAACACTAGAAAAAAACATGTAAGTATGGAAAACAACGTATCACCTAACAACATCCCATCAGAAGATGGACAGTTTAAATACGAAAACAGATTATCAATTATATCTGGGTTTATATTATTCATTAATATCTTAGGATCTATCGCACTTCTTATTACAGGAATTGTAGAATTAAATTCATACAGTTCTAATGGATATGGATGGATTTATATATCTTCATCTATTGCAGTGTTATTATCTTCATTTTTACTTCACTCGTTTTTCATTGTTGTTAAAGAAATATCCATCAATATTAAAAAGAAGAAATAAGAAATAAATAGTTTATAATATAGATAAGGCATTGAAAACTCAGTGCCTTTTTTATTTTACCTAAAAACTTTAGGGCATATTCTATATTACTATAATATTCCTTTAGAAAAGGTATTCATTTTTTCTTTTCCCCCTTATTCATTGCTTCCAGAATCTTTATCCATGATTCAGGAACTTCCACATCCATGATGTTCCCATCTCCATCTTTTACGATGTATTTATTCTTCTTTTTCTTTTCGTCCTTTGGCTTATCTTTCTTATCATCCTGCATATCTGTAATCTCCTATATCTAAGTATTGCAAAAGTAATCTAAATCTGTCAGAATCGCTAAGTTTTCTGGTATTAAATCTAAAGACAAATTCATCTACATAGCGTTGCATATATTTCTTGCTTATATGATAATATGTGGCGTATATCCTCTTGAAAACAGACCAAGCGTTTTCTATCGTATTGGTAGTAATCATCACCGTTTCTTTATTATCATTGTAATAAGTAATACCATAATATTTATGCCCGTGATCTACAGATATTTGGTTGTACATTTCGGATACTTCGCCATAATCCCATCCATCAGTATATATTGTACTTCCTTCTTCAACATACTTTCTTATAATTGGAAGCAGCTTGGATGAACCTGTTCCGCTTACTACTTTGGCAACCAAATCCCCATTTCTGCCTATTAGTCCAAAAACAGGAACTTTGTCTTTAAAACTTCTCCCCTGGCATCTCTCCACTTTTTTATCCTTATGTCGGTTTGCATTTTTTCCACCTGCAAATGATTCATCAATCTCAACTTCTCCTTCAAGATAGTAGTCGTTTTCTCCTGTCATAGCCTTACGTATCTTATGTAACATACGCCATGCGGTCTTTTGAGAAACATCAATATCTCTAGATACCTGATAGGAAGATATGCCTCTTTTTCCTTGAGCAAATAACCACATAACATAGAACCATTTAGTAAAAGGAATCTTACTATTTGCAAAACACGTTCCTGTTTTTACTGTGAAATACCTGTTTGTATTCTTGCATTTATACTTATGGTTCTTACACTTATAAACCTTGGAGGTGGAATCAAATGGAGAAACAACTTTGTCACCCCATTTCCATTGTTCGTACAGATCATAACAAGCATTTTCATCCTTTACAATCTGTATAAACTCTAGAAAATTCATTGACTTTTTCATACAGCCTCCTTTTCTTTGATTCTTTTGCAATATAACGATAAAAAGTTAAATATGCAAATAAATACAAAGAAAAGATAGACTATAATATTATGTTATATAACTTTATCAGTTTAAGTTGACACAAGAAGAAATTATATAATTATAACATTTTGTTATAGCTTATTTATCAAGTGTCCATTTGTTCCTTAATGCCTTTTTAGCTTTCAACAAACCAACACGGACAGCTTCATTGTTATTCCATTTAAAATGTCACACATAAGAGATATATATTCATGAATCTTATCTCTATACAACAACTGTTCTTCTATTGCGTGTTGCCAATCTGTTATTATACCACATTCTTCTTTTATCATAGTGCACAATAAAGACATAGCTTTTGAGAACTGGCTTTTATTGGAACAATTATTATACAGCGCACCAGTCATTTCCTTAAATGAATCACCGCTATCATTACGATATTCAAGAAGTTTGTCGAATAACCATTCATACACCTCAACTTTTAACTTTGGATTTATAGCCAACGCCAAATCCAAGAATAAAAAAGGATAAATCCATGTATGATGCCCTCTACCCCTTCCGCTGATAATAACAGTACCATACTTTTTTTCTAACTCCACAATAAACTCTCTTGTATTATTGCTTTGTCGCCACTCATGCCATGAAAACAAAGATTTACCATTTTTTAAAAGCCAATTATTACCAGCTTTAATCAAATCCGTAGCAGAATACATTCCACTATCAGAAACATTTATTTTTTGACCAAAAATAGATGTATCCATATCAATAAGTTTTATATAACTCGAAATTATTATCCATAATACATTTATAGACTATGCCAATAAACTTTCCAATATTAACTTTGTTGTCTATTCTAATGATCTTATACCCCTTGCCTATTAAAAAGTTGGTTCTATTGATTTCATCAATTTTATCATATCCAATATGCCTGTTTTCATCTATTTCAACTACAATAGATTTATTAATTAAAATATCAACACAATATGGCTCTATAGGATACTGCCTTTCTATCGTAAAATTAATCCCAGATGATTCCATAAATGATTTCAATTCAAAGAAAAACTCACTTTCGTCTATTTTTCTCAAAGATATATCAGAATCAGAAACTAATCCTTGGACAAAAAGCTCGTGTATAAAAAACTTTTTCTCGAACAAAGAAAGCCTATAAGATTTAGATATCCATTCTTTAATACATTCTCCATTAACAAGGACACAACTTCCTCTTCCTTTTTTACTAGGACGAATTATGTTATCTTGATTAAGACTGTTTAATTCAGTATGTTTAAAAGAATTACTTCCTATAAACACATTAAAACAGACGATTTAAACCATCCATCTTTAACACTTTCTACTTTTACATTATTAAATGTATATTCCATATCTCCTTTTTTATGCAAAGATATGGAATATACATCAATAAACAAAACAAAAAGGGTATTTGTTTATCATAAAATAAACCACCATTAGAACGGCAAATCCTCCTTCATTATATCATCAGCCTGTTGCAGAAGGTATTCGTCAGGATTATACTTCCGTCTTAGGACAATCTGGAACATTCTGTTCCTATTTTCATCCCACGCGGAAGTGACGGAATAGCCTTCCTGGCGTATCATGTCAACCATCTTTCTCTTGCTGTAAGGTCTTACACCACAGTCAATACAATATGCACTGTATTTCACATACAGGTCACGGTCACGGATAGCCTCAAGTTCAATTCCCCCATCAGCATCATACCCCGAATCGTAAAGATACGACAGGACACTGTTGGAATCACGTCTTGCGTTCTCCGTAACGGATTCTATCGTATAACTTCTCGTAAACTCACCCTTGTTCTTAACAAACCGTCTTGCACCCTCTATTATCCAGTTTATGATAGCTGCCGATTCCTTTGACAGCTTCAACGGAAGAGATCTGTCCTGTTCCGATTCCTTAAACACACGATAGAACGGGATAACAAGAGAGCGTCTGAAATGACCATAAGTCTGGTCCGAAACGGAAGGCATCTTGTTAAGGTTGGCCATGAAAGGCGGCATCATGTCGGCAAGGAAAGGCTCACCGAACGGAAGGCGTGCCATAGTAGGCTCACCGGATATGAACTTCTTGTATTTTCCACCGCTCACATCCTTCCCTCCCATCTCTGAGGCGTAGTTGAGCAGCTTGCCGTTTATCATAGCTATATTGTACTCGCACGTAGACTTGTCACCCGACAGGTCAGCCATCTCCATATAAGAAACATTATCCTTCCCTAGCGCGTTGACAACAGCGTCAAAGAACACCGACTTACCGTTACTACCACAACCGAGAAGGTAACACATCTTCTCCATCTTGATCTTCTTCCTGTCAACAAAGGCACACCCCACAAACTCCTGCAAGGCATCCTGGGTGTCCTTCACAGGGATCACATCGTCCAGGAACTTCTCCCACAACGGGCTGCGTGCCAACGGGTCATAATTGATATTGATACGTATGCACGATTCTATCATGGGCGAGAAATCGAACGTTTCCATCGTTTCCGTGTCAAGGACACAATTGTCAAAGGTGATGAAGTTACGCTTGGGATTGAATATCTCATGCGTCACGTTCTTCACAATGGTACGGTAGAAACGCTCGCTCGTATCGGTCATATACAGTTCGCTAAGACCGTTTATGCGGCACAAATCCATGCACAGGCGCATCAGATCCTCCTTCATCATGGGAACGAATATCTTACCGTCAAAAGCCATGATGGAACCGCTCCTGTGGCGTCTGAAATTGCACTCCCTGCACGCATCAGCTATATCCATCTCGACCATAGCGGATATGGAACGCTTCCACTCGCCTTCATCCCTGGCTTTACGGAATCCTCTACCACCGCCCTTGTCCGCCAGCTTGCCCATAACGGAATCAAGGATGTATTCATAAGAAGCCTTTGCTGATTCAGCGACATTCATCTTCCCCTCCTTTCTCTACCGATTTCTCCCGGTCCACAACCTTCCCGAACATTACAACGGGATACAGGTCATAATCGTCCGTTGATATATCAGGGCGTGCGTCCATATCGTCAAGGGAAGAGTACACGTCCGCGATGTGCTCCAGTTTCCTGCACACGATGGAATCACGTCTTATCCCGTAATACTCTATAAGGTCAGCCATGTACTGTATGGTAATGTCCTTGAACCATGTGAACGCATCGTCACGTGTCTTTGCCACGTCACAGCAGGTATTGAACGTGTACCCGAAACGCCTCATCTTCACGAAGTAGCTGTTCCGCCACAACGACACCGACTTGTCCATCTCGTTCCCTGCATTGCGTATGGCGGTGACGATGCTTCCCGGCATGAGCGCGCACCGTGAAACGCGAGCTGCCGAAGGCTTCCCGTTCGCCCCGATACCATCCACCATATCCACATCGGGCACGAACCTTAGATCATCCACGCTCCTTCCGCCCACAACGGACGTGTCATGGCGCATGAGATAGTCTGCATCCACGATATGACCGTACTGCCTTACCTGGTCCTCGCACCACGAAGCGAACTTGCGCAACGACCGTTTCCACTCGGAAGGGAGCACATACCCGTACTTTCCGCATATATCCTCTATATGCTTTCTCTCCTTCTCCCATTTGCTCTTCATCTTCCTCTCGTATTCCAGCACTTCACCTTCCACGCTGACACCAGCGACCTGTGCAGCCATAGACTTTGCAGTTAAAGGTACGGGCACGCGTCTGATGAATGACTTTTCCGACACGAACACCGCCTTTGTTCCGTCCTCCAGAGGCTCGTCAAGTTTAAGACAGCAGTGACGGTCCCGGAAGCTGACGAGCGTAACCCACCCGAACAGCCGTGTCTGAACCCTCATGCCATTGAACCAGCGTTCCCTGTCGGGCATTGCATCGGACAGGCATATGACACGCCTTGATTCGGGCAACCTAAGTTTAATCTCTATTTCTTCTTCCATATTTTACTTGATTTTACCTGCAAATATAGCGCAAAAAACAATACGAAAACAAGTAGTTAAATTAATTAACTGCAAATGTTTACGTGATTAACAAATGCTTGTCAAGGAAGATAGTTTATCTTTCTTTACACAAGATTTTTTACTTTCGCGTCAACAGTATGCTTTGAACAGGAAAAGTAAAAAATATTGATTGTTGTTATTTTTTACTTTTGTTATAATTTTTCTCATTTTAGTTAAAATGATTTAACTATAATTTTTTATTTACTTGTTATTTTCTACGTTAAGAAATGTAAAATTGACTTAATTTAACATAAAATAAAAAATCTCAACACCGATAGTTGCATATGCAACTAATTGATTCGGGAAAATTCGTAAAAAACCTACGAAATTCGTTGATTTTTCGTAGACTTCGTAAACTCTTCGTTTTTCAACACTTGTCAAAAAACTCGCAAAAATTAGTGGCTAAATGGCTGAAAACAAGCTATTTAGTCGTGTCAAAAAAAATTGAATCGTAAATCTTTGAAAATTTACTCCCTATTAATTTGCATATTAAATGTTAAAAGTAATATATATTTACAACACATACATACACGTACACCTTACATACTCTATTACAATACATATACATACACAATACATACATAACACATACACATACAAACACCAAACTGCATACGTAATTTAGTATAGATACATATCAAAACGACGAAATCAACGAAGAACACTGTAAACCAATAACTTATACTGCACAAAAAGACATAAAAAATGCAACCACACCTACGAAACACACCAAAAAACCTACGATTTTCGTAACTTTTTATGTAAAGATTTATCCGATTTTGTTGAAAACTACCGAAAATACACCCCCAAAACGCAAAATCAGCCATCCGAGCAAAATTTGGAGAAAAAAATTTTTCAGAAAAAAACTTATCGGGAGCGACACACCCACAGCGAAACCTCCACAAAAGGGGGTATGGCACTGATTTACAGGTAATTACACCCGTTTATCTACCACGTTTATCAACGTTTGTAAATAAAAAAGAATTCTTTTCTACGAGAATCGAATTTCGAAGTCTTTACAAAGTAAAATATCTTGACAAGTTACATCTACGAAGATTTCGTAATTCCCTCACGCTCAGACACTTACAAACAAATTTAACACAAATTAACATTGAAAAATCTTGAAATTAAGCATAATATTGGTCTTGCGTGGTCTGATCTATTAATATTATGCAATATTAATTTAAAATATGTATATAAACTGTATTGATTTTAGTAAAAACGGGCTTAATTTATAATTGATGTTAATGAAATATACAACCTAATCAAAAACGCCGTATGTTTGCAGTGTCGGAAGGACAAAGCGATACTTGATATATTGAAACAGCTTGCCACGGTGAGAGCGTGGCACAGATCCGCAAACCAAGGAATAAGCGGAATATAAACAGCGGTGTTGTTAGCCACGATGCAGAGGCACGGGTCTTACTTGATAATGGAGATAGTAACTTAGTGCGATATGCGATTAACATCCCTAATATAATATAATGTATGTATACGTAAGTCTTAATACTGGTCGGTATATATAAGCCGTAAAAACATACGATACGCACATATTGTAATGTAGCTGCCATCCTGTTTGTGTGGTTGGTAACGGTTACAAGCCCGTATAGATACAGAGTACAATTTAAAACATTATATATAAGGAATGGGAAATAATTATTAACGATTAAATATTAAATTATGGAAAGATACGATTATTTGGAAGCGGTTAAAGAGGATGTTTTGAATTATATCAATGAGAACAATATAGTAGTAACCTTCGAAAATAGGGACGAAGTGGAACAAGATCTTAACGATACACTGTTTGCATGTGATAGCATAACAGGGAACGCGTCAGGGTCTTATACGTTTAACACGTGGACGGCTGAGGAATACCTGTGTCACAATTGGGAACTGTTAGGGGAAGCGTTAACAGAGTTCGGGTGCGATATGAGCTATTTAGAGAAAGGTGCAGAAGCGTGCGACGTTACAATATGCTGTTATCTGTTAGGGCAAGCAATTTCTGAAGTATTGGACGAATTGGAGAAGGAGGAAGAAGAATGAGAACGTTTTTTGCACAAGTTAGTACAAGGTATCGGGCAATTAAGAGTTGCCCGTTTACCCCTGCACATGCTGCCAAGGTTTTTGGCGGTTATATGTGTTTTGAGAGTCATACAGATTATGCAATTTGGAAAAATCAAAAGTAAATAACTATGATCGAAACATTAATACTATTAGGATGCCTGTACCTATCTATACGGGTAACAGACTATGTAGAAAAACAGAAACAATAACAATTATGAAAACAAGAAACGACATACCTAATTTACTTGCAATATATATACGTAATACAAGTGAGATATACAATATAACATCATGGCTGCAAGATTGTCTAATTAAAAAAATAAACAAGGGCGTACAACCACAATTAGAATACCTTGCAAATTGCAGTAAAATGAAATCCATAATAAGAGAGGCCGCCAAACTGTTATACAAGTACGACGGAATAACACCCACCAGACAGGAAAAACAGGAAGCGGCCCGGGAGCACGCCAAATATATCTTTGACAGTGTGCAATACTCCATTCAGAAACGCCAATAGAAGGCAAAATAAAGCCCTCTATTGAAAGATATTACCCATAAAAACAAAAACATTATGATACTAGTAACAGTAAAAAACAGCAAAACAGGTAGTCAATATATTTGTAAAACGGCTTCAAAAACAGTAAAGGATATAGCATATAAGCATATAAGCTACCATTTCGTGTGCAGGCACAAGGATCACCCGTTTTTTAAACAATTATATCACGGCCCAAAAGGTATATATAGGTTCGGAACGGTACAAGGAAATAGAAGCCCTAAAAAATCTATCTGGAATACACCGATGCACGAACTACTAGATATAACCATTGAAGAAACGCCCCTAGACGGTCGTACTAGATACGCAAAACAGTTACCCGTATATAATGTGGACGTATTGACGAACTTGACGATGTTTTAAATGAATAGTATTATGGGCAAACAAAACTTACAAAAAGAATTATCTCCTATCATTGAAAACGAAAGTATTCAGATCGGATCGTTTAAGGCTAACAGAAGTATTGATACATTGGATCTTATCAAGGAAAATATCAAGTTTTGGAAAAGCTATGACGGGCACAAGTTACTAGAAAAACAGGTTAAACGAGCGTATTATAACGGCACCAGGACACAAAAAATAATCAAATTGTACAGAGATACGCCTGAATTGATTAAGTTTGTAAGAGAGCACGCAAACGACTATAATACGTTAAATCGAAAGGACGTACCTAGCTGCATAACTATTGATCGTAGGCGGAATGAACGTTATTTTTCCGTATATATCGAAAAGTTTGGGAACGTGCGTTTTGATGAAGTGTTAAGAGTTTTCCCTTTGCTTCCTAAATCATATTTGAACAAGTAATTAAAGTGATTAAAGTAATAAGAGTTTTAAAGAGAATATTAACCGATTCAGATATAATAGATTTGTACGGTATGTATTGTGATTTTTATAAAAATATACAATAATTTAGATAGCATTTTACGCAATTTGTTAGTTGCTGAAAACGCGGAAATAATGTGAAATATTTTCCCGGTATGGAGAACAACAAACAGAGCGACACTGTTACCGGGAGCAATTTTTGAATTAAAAACATACGATTATGAAAACTTTAGAACTGTACAACAAGATCAAAGAATTAGGCATTAATGCGGAAATAATATCTATGTTTTCTTATAGAATTAATAAGGATAAGAGATTTAATACGATAGAAGTATTAGAGGCTCCATCTATTGAATTAATTGAATTATGTGATTCTTATAACTGTAGATTAATGGCAAACATTTTGAATAAAAAAAATGAATATGGAGAATTTGATCAGGTGGTAGTCTATGAAGTTTATCCGATTAATCTGAATGATATAGAGTTTGTATAATAAAAATTTTTTCAATTATGACACATAAAGAAATAGAAAACGAACTTGGTTGGTGGGGAGATATTATCAGAGAAAACCAGGATAGATACGCTTATGTTAGGCAACATTGTTCTAATGATGTTTGCGATTTAAAGCCAATAACTTATAGTGCTTTGTGGAATTTGTTGCTGCATTCTGAGGTGAATGATCTTTATTACTACAATGAGAATCATGCGATAGACGAAACGTGTGTGTTTTATGAGTTCTACTATGATCTCGGTTTTAAACTTCCAGAAGATAGAGGTCTTGATATGAATTATTATCCACATATTTGTATTGAACTGAATGACAATGATGGATATAAAGGAGATGTTGATATTTTCATGTTGGACGAATGGGATGCTTCCGAAGATATGACGGATGAGGATAAAGAACGATTTGATGCAATACGAAAAAAATCTCCTATTACATTGATTAATAATTTGAACGATTTGAAATAATGGGAACGAACAATAAACAATCCATCCTAGAAGGACGGAAATGGGATGTGATAGAGAGTGTTGACGGTTATTTTTCCGGGGAAAAAAATGGAGTTATCATACAAGGAACGACAATGAGTGATCTGTATGAAAAATGTAAATCTTTTGATATAGCTTCGGTTATGGAGAAAATTAAGACGGGTGTAGAACTGAACGACTGGGAAAAACGATTAATAAAAGTTAATAAAAAGTTGTTGGTAAACCAATAAACTATATCTTTGCCGTATGAGAAAGAAGTACGTGGCATATTGTAAGAAATGTACAATAGAGGTCACAGGAGAAAAAGACTTCATGTACCGAATAATAAAAGGTGAACGGATGGTTCTCTTTGTAGATATGTTTTACAGGTCTACAACTGATGCGTTAAAGGGCGCAATGAGGTGGGTGGACAATAATGTTAGAAAGGAGTGAATTTATGCTTTTTGGAATTGTTTTTGCTATGATAATGAGGGCTATATGTGGAAATATGTTGGACGATTGATGATTGTCATTGTATGGCTTATTGTGTTACAGGTCTTGTCTGAATGTTAATTATGAAATATTTAAGAATACATTTGATTATATGGTGTTTGCCTTGTATAATATATACACTGTTCGAGATTGCAGTATTTTTGGCGTTCAATATCATTTCGTTTATATGGGAGTTTAAGTTTATTAAATGGAGTTCCATGTTTTATGCCCAATATACATGGAACGGTATTCCTTATGTAGACCGAACTCCTTGGGATACCTTTAAAAGGCATTATAAAATGATTTATTGACAGACAGGTTATGGCAAAAATAATGAATTTAGGAGCACATTGTAGTGAATGTATTCACTATCAATGTATTAATCCGTTTATGTATTGCATGGCTTTGCAGAAAAGAATAATGGCTAGGAAAACACCTAGTATTGTAAACATTATAAAACGTATAAAATGAAACGGTCATGAATAAGGTGGAAGTAGGAACCCTTGACATAGACGAACTGTTTGAACACAGGGGAGTAATATACGAAGTTTTATACAAGACGGATTATTGTGTCCGTTGCAAATATCCTAACGACAAATACCGTTACAGGGATATATGGAAATATCTCTATACCGAATTTAGTTTGTGGACAAAAGTGAATAAGATATCAACTACTCACAAGTCTTTGGTCTGAGGGCTTGAAAAGCCCAGGTTGATTAGACTAGCGTTAGGAGAGAATAGGAAATTGGACGGAACTAAAGTGAATAAAGGTTCTATCAATTGCAAGTATTTGCGGTTGGTAGATAAAAGAAAAAGTATATTAATTGAAAAGAGAATGCAAGTAAATTTATGAAAACATTGGTTTTTGATGTGATGCTTGACGGGCGGTTTATACATACGTTCAGATATCAGTATTGCCCGTTGTTCCCGATAGACGAACAGGAACTGGAGAAGTTTGTTACCGACAGGCTTCCTACGTTGAAAGGTAAAGATTTTAAAATAGTATTTTAATATGAAACAGACAGTAGAAGAAGCGGCAAGGGACACAATCCACGCTCATTATAAATGCAACGGTGAATATCCATGCGGAGAACGTGACTATTGCGAACATTGTAATGGTCATAATACAGCATTCGATTGTTGCGAATGTGGCGCAGATGAGTTTAAAGAAGGATTTATTTCTGGTGCCGAATGGCAATCCAAGCAATCTCCTTGGATAAGTGTTAAGGAGCGGTTGCCGGAAAAGGATGGGTATTACTTTGTTACTAACGGTGATGTCGTTGAGAAAGTTTATTTCTTTGAAAGATGGAATAAGTTTACATCAACTAGAGATTATCCTCATCTATTTTACGATGAAGGCGAAATAAAAGCCTGGCTTCATATCCCGTCTTTTGATGATATACTAGAAGCCAACAGGGATGTACTTGAACGAATTAAAGAGAAAGGAGATTGATTATGGAAATAAAGAACGTAGGACAACTTAGAAAAATCATAGAGAACCTTCCCGATGATTTTGAAATCGAGATGCGTGTCAGACGCAAATTGACGGATGAAGAATTGAAAAATTGCAGATACCCTTATCCTTACGATACAGAGTATTTAACTTTGGAGTTTGACGATATAGGCGTTTCTGACAAAGTATTGTGTTTGGGTGTAACTTCTAATGAATGAACGGTATGGAAGTAAAGAACGGAATAATAATAGACGGGGTGCTGCATGAATTGTGCGTTGGAATATGTGATGAGTGCTCATTACAAAATGAGTGCGATGATAGTTCAGAAATCATTTGCGATATAGCTTATGAAAACCCAAACATGGACCAGTGCTTTGTCTGTCGTGGTAAAATAACAG